TCAACCGCCGAAAGCGCGGCGCAACCGTTCCATTTCGGCCCGATTCAAGCGCTTGGCCTCGTCTTCGGCATAGTCACGCTCGCCCGCCTCGTATTTGCCTTCATAGATGCAGCTGCTGCGGCTGACCCGGCATTCCAGGCTGACCCGTGACGAGTCGGAGCCGGAACCGGGGGCAGCGGGCGAAGACCAGGGATTGATGGACGAGGAGGAACAGCCGGACAGGAGCGCGACAAGCAACAACAGGCCGCCGCGGCTAAGCATTTGAATCGACAACATTTATCCTCGCTCGACAAGAAAAGCTTCAGGGCTCTTTATAACAAGCAGGGGATCGGCGGTACAGGCGCTGGGTCCGGCGCGGGGCTCCGGCCCTCAATACGGGGATTCAAGAGCGGCAGATGGCCCGCCAAATGAAAAACCCCGGGACACAAGGATGTCTCGGGGTTTGGGGGACACTGCTGCCGGCGTATCGCCAGATCAGTGCCTGAATGGGGTTGGTGCGAAGGAGGGGACTCGAACCCCTACACAATCCAGCATTCACGCGGGTCTGAGAGGATATGTTGTCCGTATGCTGTCATTCGGGCCGGGGGGCTACGCGCCCCCCTCATGCTTCCGCCGGTAGGAACCAGTCTGCGATTTTGTTTATTGTCGCCGCATCAGGTCGCTGCGTGGATAGACTGTACGCCATGAACATTTGGCCCTTCCCCAATATCCTGCCCGAGGACTGGGCAGCGTTGCCGGCGTGCGATAAGGCCATGCTGGAAGCGCTGACCGCAGCCTATTTGGCCGAGATCGAGCGCCGCCGTCCGGCAAACGTACCTGCGCCGAACCACGACAGCTGACCCTATACTGGACCCTCCCCGCAGGCCAGGAGCGCGTCATGTGCGGTCGCATCGTCCAGAAGTCCGGACCGCTCGATTACGTCGAGCGCATTTTTCCCAACCCTCGCCGCATCTTCGATGACCCAGCCGGCCCGCTCTACAACATCCCGCCAGGCACGCGCCCCATGGCAATGCACCGCCTGGCCGGCGGCTTCGAACTGGAGCGCCTGCACTGGGGCTGGCGCCCGCACAATTCGAAGTACTTCATGTCAAGCGCGCGGCTGGACAAGATCCTCGCCAACGCCTGGCCGTGGAAGCTGTTAACGGCCCGTGGCCGCATCCTGGTGCCGGCGGACGGCTGGTATGAATGGAAGCCCCTGGCCGATGGGCCGAAGCCGCCCAAGCAGCCCTACTACATCCACGCCACCGACAATGCGCCCCTGTTCTTCGCAGCCCTGAGCAATTGGCGCCCCGAAGCGGACAAGGACGAGGCCCACGGCTTCGCACTCGTCACGAACGACTCCCTGGGCGGCATGATCGACGTTCACGACCGGCGGCCTGTAGCGCTGCCGCCCGACCTCGCCATCCACTGGATGGACCCGGAGTTTCCCACCGCCCAGGCGCTTGCGCTGCTGGAGCATGGCCTACCGGAAACGGCCTTCACCTGGCACCCGGTGCGCCAGGAAGTGGGCAACTCAAAATACCAACTTCCTGACGCCATCGAGCCGGTGCCGCCTATGCCGGCGGCTTGACCTTGTCATAGAGCAGGATCGCGGCGGCCAGGGTCGGCTCCATACCGTGGCGCGTGCCGTTCGCGGCCCACACCTCGTACTGCCAGCGGTTCTGTGCGAACACCCGGCAGATAGTCCACCCGCCAGGCCCCGCCCAGTAGTATTCGTCCCTCTGCTGCCAGTCTGCCGCGTCGGCCATGCTCCGTCCCCTAACGGTCAAAATCGGGGCCTAATTGCACCGTTTCGATGACGAATTATACTGTTTATTCATACAGTATTTTTCGAGCAAGACCGTGAGATTCCAATGCAGCGTCCTACGCACACACCACCTCGGCGAACGCCGCCGCGACAACGATCCAGGCCAGCCCGTTGTGGGCACGGTCCACATGTACTCCATACTTCACAAAGGGCTGAATCGCCATGTTGAGCGCATGAGCATGGATTCCCTCGCCAAGTTCGGCGCCAGAGTGCCCAGCGCGATCCCTGACCTTCTGGAACCCCAGCTCCTCACCTTCAGCTCCGACCGCGGCATGATGGTCTGTGGCTTCGAAGAAATCGCCGGCGTGCGCTACTACCAGGGGTGGTGGATGCAGTGGGTCAACGAGGGCCAGGTGCCCTAGTGTTGCATCACCATTGCGCCCGGTGCCCTACCATCTGTAAAACGGATGGCTCCTTCACCTACTTTTGGAGGGCATTGCGATGAACCGAGATGACATCCGAAAGCTCGGCGCGCAGGCCGCCCGCAATGGGCTAACGCCGTTGGACTGTCCTTATCACAGGTTGACGGAGCGGCCGGATCAGACGGCAGAGTCCCTTGCGGAATGGCGGCATAACGTCGAAGCGTGGGAGGCGGGATTCCGGTCCGAAGTGAGACGACGCCCGAGCGTGACCGACATAGAGCGTCCGGAGACCAAATCGGGCTCAAGACACCATTGAGCCAATAGCCGCCCAAAGCCTTGCAGGCCCGAACAAGGCCGATTGCCTCAACAAGTTAACGCATGTACAGTTCTACGGCCTATGGAGAGGGTGGAACTCCGCGGCCATCCGCCCGGTCGCGCGCCTTCTTCGCCGTGCGACGCGGGCGGCCCCTTTGAAGACGCTTGTAGAGGATTCGGATGCGCGAAGACTGCTATGCGCTCGGAATGGAGGCCGCTCGTAGCGGGTTGACCTTATTGGACTGTCCTTACTTCCGAGCCCCAGCCCTGCCCAGCTGCACGGGCGAGGATGTAGGCTGCTGGAAGCAACGAGTGGACGCCTGGGAATTGGGCTGGCGCGACGCCATGGAGCAACGCGCCATTCTTGTAAGCTTCGAGGTAGTGGACCGCGTGCGACGCAGCACACATTGAGACACCAGCCCGCACAGCCTCGGCGGCCTCGCGCTGTGATAGATTTATCACGCTCGCGACGCCCATGCCGGCCGCCGCAGAGCTTTCGCCCCAGCCCCCTCACGGGTTGGGGCGTTTTCGTTGAAACGTGCGCTACTACCAGGGGTGGTGGATGCAGTGGGTCACGGAGTAGGGCCGAGCTGCCGGAAGAGCCACGCAACCTGCGCGAGGGCATGGGGCCGCAGTAGGAGACGGTCATGGACGGCAATGGAATCCCTGCAGCAGGTCCAAGGCACGCACGTGGCCCACGCCGCCCTCACGCTGCCGCCCGCCGTGACCACCGAGGACCGCGACTACCCTGCCGAGATCGATGCAGGCCACGCCGGCTTGGTGCGCATCACCTTCCGGCGGCAGAATACCAGGCGAGTCAAACACAGCCATTGGTTCTTGTCATTTGCCGATACCAAGGAGAAACTCGACGCTTGTCGGCGGTACTATAACGAGATTCGCTCCCACGCCGCGCTGAGGTGGCAGCCACCTGCTAAATGAGCGCACTGGCACTTCCAACCTCAATAAGCCGGGAATCTCTACTTCTGATCCTGACTAATTCGAGACTAGGCCACCACCTATATTTAAAATAATTAATGCGAACCACCCACACAACGCCCCTCACAAGATCAATCCCAAAAAATATAGCCATTGCAATTCAAAACATGAATTGGTTGGCTTTTTTGCTGCCTTGCCTCATATTTTCCATTTATGGATTTAAAAATTTAGACCTCCCAGGCTTATATATGGATTCGGTTAATCCGGATTACACGGCAGCATGGCTTCAGAGGCAATCAGTTAGCATTCCAGCCTGGATATACCCAGACAATTGGCTCGCAGGAATGTATGAATTTCCATTGTTGAACTCCCTTTACGGCGGAAATTCCACTGCATATCTTGCGACCATTTTTTTTAAACTATTTGGCTTTGGGGCTGTAGAAGTCCATCTATTCCATTCATTTCTTGGAATTTCTCTGCTGCTATCAATGACTTGGTGCTTGCTAAAATGGAAAGCATCTACATTTTCAGTAGTTTTATTTGGATGCGCCCTAGCCTCGGACCCAAGCTATATATTTTCCTGGCGAACCCAATACTATCTTCAGCTCTATCCTTTGATTTGGCTGTTCTTGGGAGTTGGCCTTATAGGAAGCACTCTCTTAAACGGCAAGAAAAATAGAAAAAAGACTATTGAATTAAAAATTATATTGGCTGGAATTTGTATAGGGTTCTCCGCGTACTCATACTTTATTTTTGCCATTTACGCAGGATCAATTGCCATTTTATTTTATTTGGCAACCCAGAAAGATGGGATCAAGCCATTTTTCCAGTTAAGTGCAGGGATGCTCATTGGCTTTAGCCCATACTTATATGCACACGCTTCAATCGTATTAAACACAGACTTCTCTTCTTATATGACGCAGCTCAAGGGGCTCCAAACCGCATACGGCGTTGTCGACACAAACCAAGGCGGATTGTTCGATAGACTTAGTACGGTTGGGGCGCGGCTTGAACAATTAGTATTTGGAAGAGGTGTCGAGACCACAATTTTTGGAACCGCTACGCCAACGATTTATTCTTCACTGGTAGCACTTGGCTTCTTATCTTTTTTCCTTGCATTTTATCGACCTACTTTTCTTTATTTAAACAAACAATCGAAATTTAATCTGGATCTGGAGCGACGCAACAATCTATCCGTATTGGGTGCTTTTGTATTGACATCCCTGTTTTTTCATATAGCGTTCGGGGTAACAATTGGGAAACCCCTAAACATACAGCACTATATTATGGTCTCACCCCTTTCCTACTTTGCCTGCGCTATATTATTTACAAGCATTTCGTATACAAATAACACCAACCCAATCAAGATTACGCTAAAGTCAATTGCCGTTATTTTTGCGATTTTTATTTTTGCCAGCAATATATTTTCGGGGCAAAAATTTTCAAATCGCCTAGCAACAGAGGGCGGAAATGGTTTATATTCTGATGCCATCAATAAGGTTGGACTTTACATCTCGACCCTGCCCCCAGACACAGTCGTGCTTTTCCCGCAATGGGGTTATTGGATGGGAGTGGTTACGATTACCGGGCCAGTGCATTCTATGTTCCATACTCCCAATTTGGGAGAAATGGAGGCGAGATTAAAGTCCGACCCAGCGCTTAAAGATAGAAATTCACTTGTTTTAGTGCTTGGGAGAGATTATTTTCGGGGCAATGACGTAGATATCGATCTTAGGGAATTCTTGCAACGAACCGACCTTACCATCGAAGATATCGCAATTATCAACGGTAGAAATAAGATTGATAAAGTTAAGCTAGTGCACCTATCAAGACGGGAACCTTAATCCACCGCTAAATTTCGATCCGCCGTAAGCGATTCTATTGCGTAAAATTAAACCGCCTTTCGATATTCCGATAGGATGCCTCTTCACGGCATGGTCTCGCTTATAATGTTGTCGTGAAACGATCTGCACCAATCCAGCGGGGCCCATAAGCCCAAGCTGAGGGATGCTTGATCCGAAGTCGGTCGAGCCACCAGGCGCACCGGACAACCTACCCGGGAGTGCGCCAGCACGCTTGCGGCGGCAGAGCTTTTCCCAGATCTCGTTACTCTCCAGAATCTGCCGCCGAACCTCCGACGGTGTTCGATCGACCTCCGCCGCCGAGTCGAAATAGACCGGCCGCGCATGGTCGCAATACTCAACGCCCACCCTGGCCGGGGCTGCGCACCCAGCCAGACTTGAGCCGATCAGAAACAGCGTCATCGTCCATACGGGCAACTTCATCCTCCACATTGCGCACCTCCCGGCGGGCTTTCGCCGCCTGTTCGTTGATTCGGTCGTTACGCTCCTGGCGCTCATCCGCGCGGCCGGCGCTGCGGCCGCGCAGATAGACCAGCAGCACCGCAACAACCGCCGCCGCAGCGGCGACGACGTAGCCCCATACGCGTTGTACGAATGCAGGCATGGTCAGACCTCCACCGCGGCCATGGCCTGGGCATACAGCGCCGGCCAGGTCTTCGGATGCGGCGTCCCGGGCCGCCAGGTGCGCAGGTACAGCGCCCAGCCGGCGTCCGCATCGCCGACCGGCGGCAGCGCCTTGGGGTCGGTCCACAGCAGCAGCCGCGCAACGCCGGCGGCCAGCACGTCGTCATACTCCAGCGCGGCATAGATCGCGTCGGGGTCACAAGCCACGCTGCGAGCCTTGCACAACGCCGCCAAGTGGCCCTTGCTCGCCGCGTGCAGAAACACCCCCCACACGCCACCACGGCTCGCCCGCGTTCCCTTTTCGAATTGCCAGAAGCCCCGCGCGGGGCCGCCTATCTGGCGCCGGTGCAGAAAGCGACTTTCCTGCAGGCCAATAGCCAGCAGCATGACGCGCGCCGCCTGCGTGTCCATGGCGACCGGCAGCGGCGCCAGCGCGGGGTTGATCGCGCTTTCGCTGATCGTCTTGAGGTTCATGGTCATTCCTTCCCACCACGACGGCCCCAAGGCAGGCGCGCCATCAGTTCGTCAATCCAAGCCATAAGTCCAATCTCCTTGATGCGGGCCATCCAGCGCATGTACCCTCCCAGCACCCACCACGCCGGCAGGCCGGCCAGTAGCGAGCAAGGCCCCAGCACGTAGAGCTTGGCGAGCAATTCATCGTCGCCGCCGCCATGGTGTGCCAACCATGCCAGCGACTCGGTAAGGGCCGGGAAGTACGCCAGCACAGCGGCCGCTACAGCTGGGCCGAAGAGAAAAGAACAAATCACAGTCGATACCGAGCGCACCACAAATTCCCGTCGCGTTCGCGGCGGCATGATCAGCAGGCCAAGTACCGCGGCTAACGCCGCAAATGCCCCGTGCGCGGCGGCCACTTTGAACGCCGCCCCCGCCGCCAGTCCAGAAGAACCAGGCTCCATTCGAATACTCCCTTGTTGGGTTCGCATTGCTGCCCTCCCGTTGTGTGGACGAAAAAAAGCCCGCCGAAGCGGGCCGGATGCCAATAGGGTCAGCTACAACCAACCCGTTACGTCGATAACAGAAACGGGGCAAGCCCCCCCATAGCTCAAGAACGTATTGCTGTAGATGGGCGCCCACCCTAGATAGCGAGTCCCGTACTCCGGAAAATTCGCGTATAGCCCATTGGCCGTGGCCGTAATCCGCTCATCGCATGTCAGTGTTTCCCAGCCGCCACCCATCACTGGCAGGCAGTTGTAGCCCTGGCGCGTGTATGAAAGGTTGTAGGCATACTTCGCTGACGGCAGGCCCGAATAGGTCCAGCCGTCCTGATATGCCGTCCGGTAGGCGTCGAAGTAGGTCGGAATGTCAAAGGTCTGGACCACATTCATCGGGCGAGCCGTGCTCATGAAAATGTGCCGCCCGTTCTGGTCCCATATGTCGATTGGGCCGCCCGTCACCCAAGGCCGATCGAACACGTAGTACTCGCATTGGCCGCGGAACCGGAAGAGGTATGTGCCCCCGCCCATATCCATAGAATCGACGCCCCCGAATCCCGAGACGGGCCGGAAGAATAGAACCGGATCGAGACAACTCAGCGTAATGTTGTTGTAGCGATCCGGTCCCGTCACACCCGAGTACCGCAAGAACATATTCACGTTCCGGCTGTCCACAATCAGGTCGCCGGCCTCGTTATAGAGAACGACTGCTGCATCTGCCATCACTTGACCCCGTAAATGACTTTGACGCCAACGCGCGGGCTGGGATGCCCGGGGATGAAGCGCCAGGAAATTGAGCCACCGGCACGCGCGATCATCGCGTTGTTTCTGGCAAAGCCATAGTCGCCTATGGCCTGCACGGCGATCCAGCCATCAGGACCGTTGATGGCGTCAATGTACGTACTTCCATCGCTGGTCCCGGTGGAGAACGAGCCAAGCTGGCGGGCGACCCGGGTGTTGAAGTTGAATAACTCCCGGCCGTTCGCATCCCAAATCTGAAGCGGTGCGGCCATGTCACTCCCCTCCGAATCTGGCGCCCAACACCCCATTTGGGTAGTAGTAGCGCATGCCCTTGTTATTGACTTCCGTGCGTGAGCCGTCCGAACTGGAGCCGTTGAAGGACATCAGCCCGGAACGCATATTCAGCGAGAAAACCGGCAATCCTTGCGGATTTGTGGCGTCAGACCGAAGCACATCCGCGATCTGAGCAGAGCCGATGGAGGCCTGGGCAATGAACGCTTGGTTCATGAAGACCTGCCCGCCCTGCACCACAAACGGAGTTTTTAGCGAACCCGAGGACTCATCAAGCACCGCGACCCGCTGCGCCGACAGCAGGATTTGCGAGGTAACCACCCCTTCATTGTTTTCAACCCCTACCCCAATGCCGGCCATGTAGGGTTTCCCGTCGACCGTCATCTGGGTTTTGATCGTGTACATTGCGGCGAGCGCCGTCACCAGGGCCTCAATCTTGACCAGCGCCTGGTTGTCGTCGATCTTTTCCAGCAGCGCCTGGGAAAGTTGGGTTTCGCTGATCTGGCCAGCGAGATAATCCAGAATCAGGTTGGCGTCCGAACTCGCCGTACCACGCACCCCGTTCCCAACCGGGTAGACCTCGCCTCGGATCTCGTTCTTGTCCACCAGCCGCGCCCAGAACCACAGTTCAGCACCCGCGGCCAGGCCCATGAGCGTGTGGGTGTTCTGCGGAAACCCGAAGTCCCCTAGCTTGATCGCATCCTCGAAATTTGATGTGCGGCTGTAGAAGATCTCCGTGTGGTCAATGATGGACGGACCATTTGGCAATCCCCAGTCCAGTCGAATGCCGAAGACCAGGCTGGTGGCCGTCAGCGACGAGACAACCGGCGGCGGCCCGAGAATTCCGTCCAACTGCGTGAGCGTGGAAGCGGTCCAGATCGAGGCCACGCCCAGCGAGTTCAACGCCCGCACGCGAAACGTGTACCCGCCGGCATAGATGTTCGGCACCTCCACCCGCGTGTAGCCCGTGCGCGGCAGGTTGATCCAGTCGGAGTTGTCCCGGCGCCACTGCACCTCATAGGCCACCGCGCTGTCGGCCGCCTTCCATTCGAAAACGGCGGTGTGATTCGCAATGCCCTGGCTGACGATGTAGTACGCGCTGATCTTCGGTTCCGTGGGCGGCGACTGCACGCCGGGCGGCACCACCGAAATCGGCGGGCGGTCCAGGCGCGTGCCGAAGTCCACGTTGTTGAACTTGCCCGGCTCGTGCTGGATCGCCGAGATATCAGCGAGCACCCCGTCCTTGCGCTTGATGCTCAAGACGCGGAACGTCTGCGCCGACAACGCTTCGGATTCCAGCGTCCACACGCATTCCGGCTCCGGCACCTCGGAAAACGGCGTCTGAACATCGATATGCATGGCCGTGCCAGGCAGGCCGATCAAATCCCAGGTAAGCGCGGTGGAGTCGTAGCTGTAGACCCCACTATCCAGCGTCAGCGGCTCCCCCATGGCCGACGTGACAACACGGGTTTCCGACTTGCCGCTCGGTAGGTTCACCGTCAGGCGGTCCCCGGGGCGGATGCCCAGTTCAGCGTCCACCACGATCCGGCTGGCCGTGGCCTCGCGGATGCGTCCGCCGATACGCCGGCCGGCCAGGTGCTGGTCAGCGACCCGGATGATGCTGCCAGGGCGGACTTGGCAATGCTCCAGCCCCACCGAGAACGTCACGCCCCGCGTCTCCAGGTTCGACGTGAGCAAAAGCCACTTTCCAACCCGATTGGCCTGGCCGCGCGACGTGCATCCGAAGGCCGTCACCTCCAGCTGCTTGATGCCGTAGCGGGCGATGCCCTCTCGGTTCTCGACGTACTCGACCTTCTGGCGCCCCATGTCCGTCAAATCGCACCAGGACACCAGCGCAACCGTGTAGCGCGTGTTCAGCGCCGACCCGGTGTAGGAGAACCGGCCATCAATGACGTTGGCCGACGAGTACGTGTAAACCGGATCGCCCGGCATATCCGCCACTGCGATCACCGAAGAATTCGCCCAGTACGCCATGCCTCGAAACACCGATGCGAGATCCTGGATCACCCGGTACGCGTCGGCCGTCGTCTGAAGGTAGACGTTGCAGGTAAAGCGCGGCTCTTTCCCGCCGAATCCATCGTCCACCAGCTCGTCGCAGTACCGGCCAATCTGGTACAGACCCCACTTGTCCAGCCATCCGGCCGGAACTCGCTCGCCCAGGCCGTAGCGGTCATTGCCCACCAGGTCGAAGAACACCCAGGCCGGGTTATCGGTCCACGCCGTCTTGAACGTGCCGTCCCAGGTTCCGATATAGGCGCGCGTCTCCGGGTCGTAGTTGCTCGGCACCCGGATGATGCGCCCCTTCATGTCGTAGGCGCGCGTGGGCACGCTCTGGAACTGCGCTGCGTCGATCTTGATGCCGACGACAGCGGACATGGGATAGCGCAGCTTGGCGTCGATCACCTCGGTCACGGCGTCGACGACGGTGCGATCCGCGATCGTGTTGCTGTTCGCGTTGGCTGTCAGACGCCGAACGCGAACGCTCCACCCCTGCTGCGCACCGGCCGGCAGGTCAATGCGATGCGACCGCGCGTAGCGCTGCGTGGTCTTGCCGTCAAAGGCGCTGGCCAGCACCTGCTGGTAGGCCGCGCCGTCGCGGCTTACGTCGATGGCGTACTCGACGCGGTAGCCGTTGATATCGCCGTTCGACGTGTCGGCCTTGCTCAAGCCCTCGACGGCCAGGGTTACCCGCACAGCGGACAACTGGCGATTGGTGAACAGGCGGACCCAGGGCTGCGTGGCCTTCAGTTCGGTGTTGACGCCGATGGTGTTCTCGGACGCCGGGAAGCCGGGCAATGGGTCTTGCCATTGCGTACCAGTCCGGAAGTCGATCGACACGTTGGAAAAGTTCAGCGAGCCGTCCTCGTTCGCCACCGGAGTTCCGTTCAGGTACACATCACGGAGCGCGCTTCCCAGGCCGTGCGTGGGGCCGTAGATCTCGCCTTCGCTCAACAAATCGATGACGCGGGCATAGGCGATGCTATGCAGGCTATCCGGAGCTTCGCTGGGGCCTCGGCCACCACCGCCACCCTTGCCGCCTTTATGGCCGACGACAGGCGCGACTTCACCCTGATGACGCCCATAAAAAAAGGCACCCGAAGGTGCCTTTCTGCGTTGCCACATTTTCATGCCTGATCCTCAGAGAATATTCCGGCCGAGACCGTCGCGCTGCCGATAATCATGCGTCCGTACAACACCGGCACCGGGTTGCCCTGGGCCGACGTGTTCACCGGTCCGTTGAAGTTGTAGGAAGCCCCGTTCTCCGGACGATCGGCCGCACTCAGCGCCCGCTGCTGGGGCGAGAGCATCTGCACCACGCCACCAATAAACATCGACGCGCCAATCATGGCCGTCGCACCGGCAATCCCTTTTGCCGCAAATGCGGCACCCACGCCGCCCGTATAAATGGCAGCTGCCGCGATCAGAACAGCGCCCAAAACAGTCTGAAACAACCCGGCGCGCTTCCCCCCGGTCGCCACCGGCGCAATCCGAATATCGTTATCGCCAACGGGGTGACCCAGTTCGTTCTCGGTCAGGCTGCGCCGCCCCATGAAACAGGCATAGGCCACGCCTTGGCTTGCGCTGGCCGCCATCGCGCACTCAAAGCCTGGCACCAGAACGCAGAGCGCGCGGACGGCCTCGGCGGTGCTGTTGACTGCCAACCTATGCACCCTGCCGAATTGCGCGCCCAGGCGCCCGTATAGCCGCACCGTGCGTAGTGTTTCGTTCATGCTTCACCCTTGAAATCGCAGCACCAGGCGCGTGGCCTCGCGCCAGTAGCCGCCATACACCACCCGTTCGGACTGGCGCCCGTAGAGGTGGTGCAACATCGCGTCCGGCACCGAGAACAGGCCCGGTGCCTCTTTGAGCCCTTCAGCGCCCAGGAACACGCCGGCGTGGTTGGCTCGGTTGGATCGGACCTGCATCAGGATCACGTCGCCTGGCGCCATGTCCTCGCCGGCCTGCAGCGGCCGGAATCCCGCCTCGGCGTAGTGGTCCATGTACAGGTCGCCTTCGCGGCCCGGCTCCCACCAGCCATCATCGCGCTGGAAGTCCAGCAGCTCGATACCGCGCTCGCGCTTGTACCAATCCCGCACCAGGCTGTAGCAGTCCAGCACTCCGTGTGCGAACTGCCGGCCCAGCAGCGGCGCCTGAAAACCCACCGGCGTAAAGCCTCTGACCTCGCCAGCCACCAAGGCGCCGTCATCGTCCCGCGTTACGGCCACGATGAACCAGGGCAGGCCAGTGGCCTCGCACGCCACGCGGTCCGCCTCGCTCGGGGCTGGTGTCTCGTCGGGGTGGGAATGCACGATTGCCACGATTCGGCCGGTGTCTTCCGCCCCGGCGTAGTCGTCGGCCGCCAGCACAAAATGGTCGGCGCTGGCCGCCGTGTTCCGGCACGGCACATACACCTCACGCCGCGCCGCCATCACGACCAGACCGCAGCACTCGCGCGGGTACTCGGCCACCGCGTGGGCGCGGATGGCCTCCATCGTCTTCTTGCGCATGTCTATCCCCTGATTAGGTCGGCCGAGGGGAAGCCACCGAAGTTGATCACTTCGTACTCGCCGAATCGTTTCTTGCAGTCGGACATGAGGCCCGAGCAGCGATCGCGCGCCGGGTCCGTGACTGGGTTGCCGGCCAGGTCGAACATGCGGCTTCCGGTGTAGCCGCAGTAGGGGCCGCGGTAGCCGCCCTTTCGCAGCCAGCTACACACGCCGGCGAGAATCGGCCGGCTGGGCAGCTGCTGACCGTCGAAGTCCAGCGCGCTCGACAGCTGGAATTCCACCACCTCGGCGGTTTCTGCCGTCTTCTGCTGCACAATCCAGACCTCGGCCGGCAACTCTTCCGCCGGGTTCGCCGTGGGGTTGCCGTCCGGGAAGTTCCGGGCATCGAGATAGCTCCCCAGCGTGCGCCGCACCCGGACCCAGGAGCCGACCATGTCATCCAGTGCGATACACAGCGAAGAAATCACGCCAGCGACAGGCTTGCCTTCGGCGTCTGCACCGATGTTTCCAACCGACAGCGTAGGCGTGGGCTGCTGACCGTCGCCCACCTGTTCGAAGCCTTCCGCCGTGATGGCCCAGGGGTCGTATTGGTTGCCCTGCCACCAGATCGGGCCAACTTGGGTATAGCCATGGAAGCGCTGAAGCGTCCCGCCGATAGGCGTGGCGTCCAGCTCGTAGAGTTCGACCAGGTCGCCGACTTCCAGTTTTTGCACATCTGCATAAATCCGCATGCTGCCCCCTATGCCTTCAACGTGGCCGCCAGGCGGAACAGGTCCAGGCGCTGTTCCTGCGTCAGCCCCAGTACGTCAGCGACCGCGTGAAGCATCACGCTGCCCCATTCGAACGCCTGCACCTCGTCCCAGGCGCGCCGGTAGTACGCCGGTGTGGTCGGGGAGTTCAGTAGCTCCTCGAACGCGTCAAACAGCGTCCAGTCCGGCCGCCCTTCCTTCGGGAAAGGCGTCAGGCGCATGGCCTCGCGGCCCTGGTAGCGGGACACAGCCCCGGGAACGGCGGCTGGCGCTGGCGCCGTCGGGTCGTGCGCAGCAACGACAGCCTCGACCGCGGCGCGGTCCTCGGGCGACAAGGCCGAATTCAACGTCACGGATCCGTCCAGGTTGACGACATCCCCGAAACTGACGCCGTTCGGCGTCCATGCGATTGGCACGCCCCAAAGACCAGCGGCAGTGAGTTCGGATGGGAAAGAGGGTCCGATGTTCTTCATCGCTTGTTGCTCACGAAATAGCCGCAGGTTAGATAGGCAGTCCCGCTCCCCCCGGAACTCAACCGAGGATCGATATAGTGGAAGCCCTCAGCCAAGCCGCCCTTGACGGCATACATACCAGCGGGGATCGCTCCATTGGCGACCGGGATCGTGCCGTATGACGCGTTCTCGGCCACACCGTCCAGGAATATCGTCAGAGTGGGCGCGATCCCGGCTGTATCGCTGCTGATCACGCCAGCTGTGCCGAATTCAACGGCCTCGCCGGCCCACACCCATGTATTGACAGCGGGTGCAACCGATACCGGAGAGGCCGAGGCCGTCCCCGCAAGATAGGCGGACCCTCGCCCGATATTGCTGTAGCGGTTGAACCAAGACGCCACGCCGGGAACGACGCCATCAAACTGAAATTGCCCCGACGCATTCTTAAACGCCATGCCGACCAGGGTCCGGGTGGGATCGCCCGATTTGATCTCCACCCCGTCGGAATGGCGCGCGTGGCCTGTGGTAACGCCCTCCAACGAGATCCCGCCGCTTCCATCATCCTTCGCATAGACATAGTTCGCACTACCACTGGCGCCGACGGCAGCACCGATCGGCAAGGAGATGCCCCCGGCTGGGATTCGGTACTGCCTGCCGTTGATGATGAGGCCGTTGCCGTTGTAGGGCATCAGCCGGCATTCGGTGGCGCTGACATAGACGAACCGACATTGGCCATGGGCCGGTGCCGGCAACTGGCCGGCCGGCACCTTCCCACCAGAGTCCAACGTTGCCACGCCCCCGGGCTGGCCCTTCTGCGAGAGCGGGATTGAATCCTCGGCCGCCGGCAGGTTGACCGCTGGCACCTTGCCGCTGGCGTCGAGCGGTGCGACCCCGCCAGCAGTTCCCGCCGGAAGGTTCGCCATCGGCACCTTGGCGCCAGCATCCAGGGGCGCGAAGCCGCCCGCGGCGCCCTTTTCTTCCGCGAGAGCATAATCCTCCAGATGCGTGGCCGGCACTTTGCCGGAGGCGTCCAGAGGCGCCACGCCCCCAGCCATGCCCTTCTGGGCGGCAGGGATCGCGGCATCGGCCGTGGTCTTCGCCTCGGTGGCAGTCTGCGCCGCACTAGTCGCAGTCAACTCCACCGCGTCGACGCCAGCTTGCACCTTGGTGAAGTTGGCGTTGACCTTGGCCATGCCATTGCGCAACGGGTCGCCCGTCTTGTCATTGGCCTGCTGGCCAATGGGGATTTGTTCAAGTTCTTGCATAGTCTCTACGGCACATGCCGCTGTGTGAATGTCACCGAGATCGTGTACCAACCGCCTCCCATCGCCACCAATTGGTAGTCGCCGGCGCGGTACGACATTTGGGTTCCCAGCGGCGCCGTCCACAGGAAGGCCCGCGAGGCGCCATGGCGATCGAGAAAATCCTTGATCGGCCGGATTTCTGACTCGCTGCCAAAGAACGACAGCGGCCAGGACTCGGTGCGATTGTTTATTCCATCCCCGACGACCTGCTCATAGCCGTCGCCAAACTGGGCCCGGAGAACCCTGAACTTCACTTCCGCCTGCGGATTTCGCCTGGGGCTCCACTGAAATACTTCCAAATTGCTCATTGCCCCTTCCTTCCATAGCGCTCGTTCCAAGACGCCCCGCCTGGGCGGTAAGACTTCGCGATAAGAATCTGGCACCGCGAATCGACGAATTCGCCCAGTTCACGCCCGAATTGCTCCAGCCCCTGGGGCGCTTCCGTCCTGCTGGTTCCATCCTGTTGCATATAGATGTTGACCTGCACCGGAGCCGCTGCTTGCGAGGGCTGCGCCATGCCGTGGGCCTGCACCCCCAGACGTCCGTCCGGGCCTCGCCGCAAGGGCATGATGGCTTCAGGCCCCGCCTCGGCAAACACCCCAGCTCCTTTCGCGAACTGGAACACCTGGGGCGTATGGAAGACGCCATTCGAAAAAGCCGAGAGACTCGGCGACTCGTAGACATTGCCCTTGGCGTTGGCGGTCCAGCCATTCGACGCGATCAGCGATCCGATTCCGTCACCACCCGACGCCTGGACTTGACTTGCTGCGGCTTCAGTCCCGGCTGCAGCTCCAGATGCAGCGCCGAACAAGGAGCCGACGACGCTGGTGAAAATCCCCATCGTCGCCTGACGCGCCGCGATGCGTGCCAGGTCAGAAAGGACACTCTTCGCAAAATCTGCGAAATTCGCCTTGCCGCTGACAACGAAGGAGGCCACAGCATCCGACATGCCCTGGAACAGGCTGGAAAACACCTGCTGCGATTGCGCCATGACGTTGGCAGACGCGTCGGACCAGTCGTTCAGCGCACGAATGGCTCCGTTCTTCCAATCGCCCTGAAGCGCTATCCGGTCCTCCATGTAGCCGCGCTCGCGCTCGATCTGCGCCTGCATTGCGGCATCGATCTGAGCAATGCCCTGCAGGTACTGATCAGACTCCAGCGCACCGCCGCCGCCCTCGCGCAGCATCTTGTCGGTGAAGCCGTCACGGATCCGCCGAAACCTGTCTTGCGCTTGGTTGATAGCGTCCACCAGCGCCCGATCGTTGCTGCCCAGGGTCAGCGCGTTGTTCTGGCGGCTTTCCTGGAGAGCGCGGGTCTCGCTGTAATTGGCGATATCGAGCTGCGTAGCCCGTAGGGCGCCCCGGATCTTGGCCTGGTACTTCTCGATGTCGGTCGCCTCTTGCTGCTGCGACCTCGCGATCTGGGCCTCGAGTTCCCGCACCCGGCCGGCGTAGCGCTCGCGTTCGGCGATTTGCTTCTTGCCGCCGGCGATATCCGCTTGTTTGCGGGCGATGTCAAGCTCGTCGCTGAGGGCCGCCCGTTGAGCCGCCGCCCGCCGCCGAATGAATGCCTCTTCGGACAACAGGCCGGCCGCCCTTTGGCCTTCCAGCGCGGCCGTTTCAGCGCGCAAGGCCTCCTCACGCATGCGCGCCTGGGCTTGCATCGCTGCCAGCTGGCCAGACAGTGAATTCTGTCCGGCGCTGACGGCGTCCTTGTCCTGGAACTTCTTGCGGGTCTCTGCTTCGCGTTCCCGGATGGCCTTGGACGATATCCGGTCATCCTCGGGATTGACGGCACGAATGGCCGCCTCCAGGCGCGCGTTTTTCTCCAGCGCCTCGGTCAGCTGCCGAACCTTGTTGGTTTGCTTGTCGTAGGCATCCAGGCTCTTGGCCGCCTCGATAGCCGCCGCGTTCGCCGCAGCATTGAGCCCCTTGACCTGCGCAGCAGCATCCGCCAGGCCTTTCTGGTCCAGCGCGTCGCCCAGAGCAGCCTCGGCATTTCTCACGCGTGCACGGCCAGCGTCGTTCAATCCGGCGGGCCCTGCGTCGCGCTGGCGCATCAGCGCAATGTTCTCGCGCAGCGTGGCAATACGCGCTTCCAGCGGGTCCTGCTCCTGCCCGACCCGCTTCATTGACTCCCAGGCGCCGTCGACCGCACCCTTCACGTCCCGCCACGCGCGCTCGAGCACGCCCAGCTTTTCCGGCGCCTCAGTGCCCAGGTAGTCGTGCAGGGCCCGCGAGGTTTCCTGCATGGCACCTTCGCGGTTCCCTGCCTCCTCCAGCGTACGGATATAGTCCCACTGAGCCAGGCTCATGAAGTTGAGCGAGCGGTTATGCTCCTCTGCCCACTTCGTCACCCCTTCCGGCATCTTGGCGAAATCCTTGGAGATTTCGTCCATGGCCTGGCCCGATGCCTTTTGGAAAGCAACCATCGAGCTTGACATCAGCTGGATGGTATCGGCCGAAATCTGCCCCGTCGCGACCAGCGCCTCGACTGCCTGCCGCGCCTTGCCGCGGCTTCCATTCTCACCAGCTGCGGCGGCGGCCATACTGCGGATCTTCTCCGCCGTCACCCCCGCATAGTTGCCCGTCAGCTGAATAGTCCGATTCAGGCGCGAGGCGTCCTCGCTTCCCTGATAGGCGGCAATACCGAAGGCCACAGCCGCGCCAGCGGCCAGGGTATAAGGGTTGATCAGCCCAAGAAGCGTGCTCCCCAGTGCCTTCGCGGCCGGCACAACACCGCCGAACATGTCCTTTAGTTGGCCGCCCTGCTGCAGCAGCACAGTCATGGGCTGTTGTCCACCCTGCAAGGACACGACGATGTCGGTCAGCTGCGCTGGCACCCCCCGCATGGCAGCTGCCGTCTGTGCGGCGCTGTTGCCGTACCTATCCAGCGCGCGGCCGGACGAGCCCAAAGCAACTTCCTGTTCGCGCAGCTTGGCAATCAAGGGAGCTGCACGGGCGGAGACACCAAGCTCGGCCGCCTGCAGCTCGAGCAATTCGGACCTCGTCTTACCGATCGCCTGCACCTGACGCTCGAGGCCCTGGACGAATCGTTCAGACGTCTGTACGAACGCCTGGCTACCCGCCGCCGACGCGTTGACCGCTTGGGCCATCTGTCCCGCAGATGCGCCCATGCGCGCCGATGCCGCGCTCCCTCGGCCCAAATTAGCCTCGGCCGTGGCGGCAAATTCCGCCGTCGCGGCACCGGACGCCGAGAATCCGCGTAGAAGGTCAGCTTCGTTCGCGGTCAGCGTGACGCCTAGAACCTTGTCATTCATTGAATTCTGCCGCTGAAAGTTCAAATTGCCGGCCTACGCCTGCCCCAAAAAGACCTCCAAGGCGGCGCGCTCCATCGCGCGGATATCCAAAAACGCCTCCCTCAGGTCCGCCCCCGGAGGCATTAGGACCTCCAGCGTTGCGCGAATCTCGGTCGCCGAAATGCCAGTACGCAGTGGAGGCCCCATTGCGGGGGCCACCCAAGTCCAGCATGTCTCAAGCTCCAGAAATGCCCTGACCGTCTCCCAGTTCTCCTCGAACACCTCGAAGGGCTCGTCGGCCGCTCTGGCTCCTGCCGCGTCCAGAACGTCCGCAGGCGCACCGGCCAAGGTCAAGGCCGCCAGCACTGCATCATCGGGGTCGAATGCGGTCTCCGCACGCCGACCACCCGTTGCCCAGTACCGTGCGGCCTCTAGGAGTTTTTTTCCCGCACCTGCTGATGGGCACGCCAGAAACCTTGGAACAGCGGCGCGACCAGTTCAGGCCAATCCTTGAGGACTTGGTCCAGCGCCTTGGCCGAGAACGGCACGGCGTCGCCCTGGCCGTCGCGCACCCCCAGCCACCCGGTCATCCTGTCCTTGATGAATTCGACATCGGAGGCGTATTCCCACTTTTCGGACGCCTTCTGCCCTTTGGCGACCGGCAGCAGCGGCTGACCGAGACGCTCGCGGTAGGCATTGGTCATCGCGTCGTGCAACGCGTTGATCTGGTCCAGCGGGCTGCGCTTGTACTGCGCAATGAAGTCGATTTCGACGGGAGCGCCGTTTTCACCGTGGACGGCGACCTTGATATCGCACGCCGCGAGGGCGCGCTTGCTGACAACAAATGGCATGTAATGCTCCAAAATGCGAAAGCGCCCGGCAGGCCCGGGCGCAGGTGATAGAAACTGACCGCTCGCCAGCGCCTTTCAGCGAACGATGATTTCCAGTTCGTCGTTGCCGTCCGGCCCCGGGTTCACATTCATGTCCAGGCCGAGCATTGCCACGTTGTCCTGGTCCGAATAGGCGGGGTTGGTCAGCTGCGCGGTGGGTGCCTTGATCTCGACGATGTTGCCCGCCGCCGTTCCATGTTGAATCGCCAGCGCCTTACCTTCGCCGGACAGCACGATGGCCGGCCAATCCAGCTGAGCGATGCGCGGCAGCTCGAGGGAAATCTTGCCGGTCGGCTGGCGGTCGGTGATCTCGGCCCCTTCGCAGCCGATCAGCGAACGCCAGACCAGCTGGTTGGCGATATCGAAGGTCAGCGACTGCAAGCAACCGGAATAGCTGCCCAGGGACCAGGCCGGCGTGTTGGCCTTGTTGACGCCCTTCGGGATTTGGAACGCGCTGTAATCCACGTCGGTGGGGTTGGCGCCGTCGGTGATGGGCAGATAGACGCCCATGAAACGAAAGCGCATGAACGGGATGCCCTTGGCAGTCAGGTCGAAGGACACCGTGCCGCGCGCATCCAGGATCTTGTGGAACACGCCGTCCAGGTAGTAGTGCAGCGCGATGCGCTCGAAATTTTCGGACACCGGCAGGTAGCGCACGTCCGTTCCGGTCGTGACCGTCTCGGCGAAGCCACAAGCGCGCAGCAGCGGCCCCCAGGCCGGCGCCTTACCAGCCGTGCCCGACCCGGCCAGTTCGACCTCGCCTTCAATCTGGGCGTACTGGGTGGTAGCCACTTGACCCGCGTTGCCCATGTAGGGCCGCAGCAGCGCGCGTTCGACGAATTCGGCCGACAGGGGCGTGGCGGTCACGTTGCGCAGCAGGATCGCGTTGGCCGCCCCGGTGGGAACCGGGTCGACCCCTTCCGCCGTCTGGATCTTGGCCAGCAACAGCGTCTTTCGGATGGATTTGGCCATTATTGGCTCCGTAAGTATCTGAATTCAAGTGGTCAGCTGGCGCCACCGCAGTCGCACGGCGACGTCCGCTCGACAAGCACGCGCTCGCCCGTGGCGGGATCGCGCACGTAGCTGCCGCCCTGGCCGTGGAACTTGTCAGGCGCCGCCGCAGCCGGGCTGATCGCTGCGGACGGGGTGCCGACTGTCTCGGTATCGGCATCGGTCTCCGGCGCGCCGGCCGGCTTCATTGCGGTCATGCTGTTCTCCTTCGGGTGCTGGGGCGTTAAGCGCCCAGGGAATGCTCATCGGTCTGATAGGTGATGCGGTAGCGCTTGGTGACCACCTGCCGACGAAGATCGCCATTGGCGTACTTGGGTTCGTCCGTGCCAAATTCCGCGACGGACACCATATTCGGCCCCGAATACCCCATAACGATGGGATGCGCCGCCGCGAACACCCTTTCAGCCAGCTCAAGGTGATCGTCGCCGCAGGTATGCACGATCAGGTGGATTTCACGCAGCCGGGTAACCCTAGGCGTCGACAACTCTTGGATCGATTCCGCTCCCAGTTGTACCGAGACAACCATCGGATCCTCTCGCGAGATCGCCCGCGCGGGCGACGGCTCAACTTGCGCCGGGAAGCCCGCCCCGGACGCTTCCGTCAGTGCCAGACGAAGATCCAGCACGTACCGCTGCGCCAACGAGGTCATGGCAAAAGCTCCAACAAAGCTCGGGTCCAGTACCCGTCCCCGCGCACGGTCGGCTCCTGCCGGACTCGGTAGAGCTTGCCGCCGATCCTTACGCGGGAGTGGTACTTCAGGCCGGGGGCCGACGCCGTCGTGAATTCGATCTCGTAATCGGTGGAATGGACCAAATTCGCCTCGTCGATCACATCAGGCCGGTCAAACCGGACCATGAAATCGACGGCGGGGACAACGCCGTCCAGGCTGGCAAGCTCGCGCATCCCGGCCTGGTCGAACGCTTCATCAAAGATCGCGTTGTCCCACATGGTGCTTACGACGCCTTCAGCCGGATGACAGCGTTCGGCCGCGTGTTGATCGTCAGCGGGTTGGACTGCACCTTCAGGTCGACGCCCATGCCGTGCTGGAGAATCTCCTGCGAGGCATAGAACGGCAGGCCCGGCGTGTTGACCACGTCGATGTGGTTGGCCGGCGCGAAGCGGGTCTGGAACAGATCTTCGGTGACGATCGGCACCAGGTAGCCCTCGTTCGGATCGAGGAAGGTCACGGCGCCCACTTTGCCGTAGTACTCCTTCCACTCGACGTCTTCGAAGATGAAGCCCTTGCGCATGTCGGCGCGCAGGAATTCCCCGTCCTTCCAACGGTCGAACGCCTTCTCGACGGAATCGTGCCCGGTAAACGCATCGTACAGGGAGCGCCCCATGATGCCGAGCCAGCCCTTGATCTGGACGGCGCCGGCGAGCGCGTCTTCGGCCTGGCGCTTGGCGTCGAGCACCTTCTGGCGCACCTTGGTGGTGGCCGTACCCAGCGCCAGATTCACCGTCTTCTGCGTGTAGCCGAAGCGCTCGTACAGATCGAGCAGCACGCGCTGGCCGTCGGCGTCGAAGATCTTGCCGGTGACAGCACCCAGGCGATGGTAGGCGAGCGTTGCGTTGATCCGCGAGCGCAGCTTCACGGTGCGCTTGTTGACGATGCCCTGCATCACCTCCAGCTCGCTTTCGGTGCCGAACGCGCGCACGCCCTGGATCTCGTCGGCATAGATCGTGTCACGCAGCGGCAGGTGCAGCGTGTTGAACGGGATCAGGTCGCGGCGGTCCTTCTCGGTGGTCTGGCCAGGCGAGCCGCGGGGAGAGTCCGCCACCAGGGCGAGCTTGCCGTTTTCGCGCTCGATCGAGACCGTCAGCGTCGAAACGCCGTCCTCGTCGAACATGCTGTCCAGAGTGGAGGGCACGGCCTGGCCTTCGGGCTGGACGTTGAGGGCGGCCGTCAGGGCCGCCAGGGAAAACGCGTTGTCGCGGAAGATATCGATATGTGCCATGTTGTAGGCTCCTGAAAATGACAATGGCCCGCCTAAGCGGGCCATACTTTGGTCCTTGAACGGGGTTCCGACGGCGCGAATTAGTCGCGGACGATCAGGAAGGTCGGTGCGAAGTCGGCGCGGGCTTCGGCGTCCAGGCCGGTCAGGGACGTGGCCGCGACTTCCGCGAGGCGGACGATGGCGGTCGCCGGCTGAGGATCCGTGGAGATGTCCGCTGCGCCGTACAGAACGGCAGCGGCCTTCTCCGTGCCATCGGTGCCGGCGGGGTTATACGCCGCGTATTGCTTGGTGGCAGTGATCTGCCCCAGCACCTGGCCGGACGGATAGCCGGTCGCCGTGGCGGCCAAGATGATTTTCTCGCGAGAGATCTCGCCGGCGCCCTCCGAAAGGAGGAATTCGGCGGTACGGGCCTTTTCGTGCAGGATGTTCATACGTTCTCCAGGGTGGTTGAGTGCTGCTTAGGACGCGCGGCGGCGTGCCGCAGCACGAGCCTCGTAGAAGTTGGTGATCGAAAGCGCCGGGGCCGCCCGGGCCGGGTTAGCGTCCGGCCGCTGCCTGTTGTCGACGGTTTGCTCGGAAGCCGCGGCCAGAGCGTCGAACAGCCTTGCCCGAGCCTGGTCCACCGAAAGACCTGCCGCGACAAATTCGGGCGCTTTGTCGGCCATCTTGGCTGCCAAGCAGACGCCGGCGATCTCGGCCGCCTGGACAATCCGCTCGTCCGCCTCCTCTTTGCTGGCGAGGCCGCAGGAAAGCAGTACGCCCTCCGCGAGATGGGCTACACCGGCAGTCCGGCAGGCCGCATATACGTGGCCGACAAGGGCCGTGGCCTGGGCCGCATTGGCTTGAGGCTCGGCGGCGGGCGGCGGCGGCGCATCCGCCGTCGTGGCAGACGGCGGAGCGGCGTTGAGAGGCGATTCGGCCTCGAGCGCATCCAACATCGCGGACACTTCCGCCGGCAGATTCTTGTGCTTTCGGAGTACCTCGGCGGCCAGATCGGATGACATCTGGAGGCGCACAGGATCTTCGATAAGGTCGCAGAATCCCAGGGCCTGCGCCTCCAACGCCGACATCCACGTGGTCGCGTCCATCATTTCCACGATCTTGTCTGCGTCCTGCCCGCTCTTGCGTGCGTAGGCTGCGACAACCCCGTCGCGGACCCTGTCCATCATGTCCGCGGTCGAGCGCAGATCCTCGGCCGTTCCGCCAGCGATGGTCCAGGCGTTGTGGATCATCAGTTGAGCGTTCTCCGGCATGATCAGCTGATCGCCGGCCATTGCGATCAGGGACGCCGCCGATGCCGCGAATCCGTCGACCCGAGTCGTCACCCGGCCGGCATAGCGCCGCAGCGCGTTATAGATCGCGAGCGCGTCGAAGACGTCGCCCCCGGGGCTGTTGAGCGACACCACGATATCGGCGCCGCCGGCCGCGGCTGCGTCCAGTTCTGCCACGAAGGCCTCGGCAGTGGTCCCCCAGAAGCTGATTTCGTCGTAGATTCGGATTTCGACCACCGGCTTTTCGGCCTGCGCCTTCGCAGTGATCGTGTACCAGAGCTTCTTTGCCATGATGGCTCCATAGTTGAAATTGCTGCTGCTATTCCGCGTCGGCCGGTGAAAGAGCCTTGCCGGCAGATGTAGACCGCCGCGGATCGCTGTCGAACACCGCCCGCGCGGCGTCCGCCGCCAAGTTGTCTGCTTCGATGTCGGCGGCGACCTGATCAGGGTCATCACCCTGGGCCAAGATCACCGCCGAGCGGCTTGTAAATCCAGATCGCACCTGCATTTTCTTGGCCTCAATGTCCTGCACCGGATGGAAGTACGGCCAGCCCTGGGGAACCCAGAGGACGCGCAGCCACTCGCGGCGACGCCGGTGGTAATCCGGCATCGGAATGGTGCCGGCCAGCGCCAGCGCGTCGATCCAAGCCGCCCATACCGGCCGGCAAAATTGATGAATAAGGCAGTGCCACTGGTATTGCTCGACCAGACGGTGGAACTCGTTCACCAGCACCCGCAGCGCCCGATCGCTGATGTTGCGCAGGTCGCCTGTCGCCAGCTCATAGGGAATCCCGACAGAGGCGAAAGCCGCCATCAGCTGATGCCGCATGAAACTGTCGTAGTTGTTATCGGCCCCGGGCGGCGTCGAAAACGTCACCTGCTCGCCGGGCGCCAGCTCCTGCATCGTGCCCGGCTCCATGGACACCAGCGGGATTCCGTCGTCATCCTCGACATAGTCTTTCTGGCCGCCCGTCAGCGGATTGGTCGGATCTTCATCAGGGTCCGGCCTGGTGATGAAGCCAGCGAACAGGTTGGAAACCTCCTGCCGGTACATCACCGCGTCATCCAGGTTGTCAATCGACTTCAGTCGCAGCAGCACCGTTGCAAGGGCCGGCACCCCACGAACTTGGCCCGGCCGCTGCAACTGGTATGCGTGGATGACTTGGTCCGCCGGCACCGACACAATCTCCTGCGCAGGACTGGACCGCCCGAACTCGCCGGGGTGACGCCGCCACATGTGAACGGCTGTCCGTCGGCCGATGGGATCGAATTCGATGCCATTGACCACCTCGCCGCCATTGGGCAGTGGGTACGTGCGTTCCACCGGAACCTGGTCGCCCTCAATCAGCTGCAGCTGCAGCGGAACCACCAGGCCGTCCGAGGGACGCCGCCGACGAAACCGACAGAAGATTTCCCCGGCAGTGAAGATGGATCGGTCCGCCAGCGACTGCATGCCGTAAAAGTCCAGGCGCCCGTCGGCATCAGCCTCGACACACCAGTCCGCCCACAGCTCTTTCAAGAGCCTGCGCACCGACTTGTCGGGGTGCTGGGGGTACGGCTGAATGCCCGTTCCCACCGCGTTGCTGTCCCACTTGCGCTCGGCGGTAGACGCCCACGGATCATTGCGGACCGCGTCCCTGGCTCGTCGTCGCTGCAGAGAAAGCCCCTGCGTCGCAGCCGAGTTCGGGCCGGCCGCAGACGGATTCCAGTTCTTCGCCCGGCTGCCGGTCGCGCTGCCGCTTTCGTAGCTGGAACTCATCTGTGCATTCAGACGCCGCGGCACCAGAAGGCCGGATCGGCGGTGCTTGGCGTAGCTCATCGAATTCCCTTTCCGGCGCTGCGTAGTCGAAACTGTCGCGGGCGCCGCTTGCCCTTGTTGATTTCTGCGGATACGTGCGCTCGCGCTCGCATGAGTTCGTCGATGCTGCGAAAGCGCACGCGCTTGCCGTCGTACTGGACCTCAAGCTGGCTGCCCGCGATCGCACGGTCCAGCTTTTCGAGGTCGGCTTGGGTGTACGCCATTTTTGTCGCCCTGTTCTATAGCCGAGGTTATGCCCGCAACACGCTCTCTACCTGCGGGCCTTCAAATAGCTGGAGGCAGACGATCGGCGCCGGGCCGGCCGAGGCGGCGCCCGGGGCTTGGCGGGAGCCGCCTCGGCCGGGACCGCTGGTGACGGTCGCCTGCCGCGCGCGGCTGGTGGCGGCGCGTCATCCGCTTCCACCGAATCGGCAGGCGGCGGCAGCGCGTCCAACTTGGCCGCCATCGCATCCCACCACGCATCTGTCTTGCGGGTCAGGCCAAGATGCTCCGCGACCCACAGCGCGTACACGGCGCAGTCCCAGGTTTCCACCCGCTTGCGAATCGCCGTCCAAAGCGTGCGAACACCCGTGGCCGTCTTGCGAGCCACCCGCACTTCGCCAGAGAACTGGCGAAACCACTCGTCGGACAGGTCCGCGGACAGGTGAACGTATCCGGGCCCGGGAGATTCGATCGCCAGCCGGCTGTGTAACAAGTCCTTCGCGCGGTTGGTTCCCACATGCCACAGGATTACGCCTTTCTTCACGCGCTTGCCGCGCCAGTCGATGTCGACCTGGCCAGCGCCATCCTTGATCGCCTTCTCACCGAAGGGGCGCCCGCGCACCGCGTACACACGCCGCGCCTTATTGCGGCGGGCGAAGTCGTATACGGCATTCGAATAGTGCCCCCCGGAGTCGATTGCGGTCGCGTAGATACTCATCTGCTGCCCGCCCTCGTGCTGGAACCGGCGCTCAAACAGGTATTCGGCCACGCTGTTCCAGACCTCGTCCTCCGCAGGGTTGCCATGGAAAATCTGGTGATCGACAGTCCACATTTCGCAGCCCCGGCCGAAGCCCCAAACCGCCACCTCTACGCGATTCCCCTGCGTGTCGCAGCCGGCCAGCAGCAACGTGCAGCCCAGCGGAACCACATTCTCGGCTTGGCCTGGCAAGCGGTACGCCTCAATTTCGGCGCGCCGCTTCAATTCGTCGGCCTCGACCTTCTCGATTTCGCCTTCCCAGGCTTGGCCCAGGGTGGTGTTCCAGAAGGTCTTCAGCGGCTCGTCGTCGCCCTGCTCGGCTTTCGCATACGCGTCCAGGAATTCCCGGACGATCTTCGCCCAACTGACCATTGGGCTATAGGCGGTCCAGACATGGAAGGCGACCCGCTTGTGCGCCGGGATAACGCCGCCCGCAGCGTCGCGGAAAACTCCATCTCGGTCGATAGTCGTTCCATCGGACCCGTACCAGAACCCATCCTCGGCCGCGGCCAGATACTCGCCCTGTGCGATCAGCGTGCCGCAGTGCGGGCACAGATGCCGCACCGTCTCGGGGTCATCGTTCAACCATTTGAAGCCATGGGGCTCGTCCTTACCGCCCCAGGTGAGCGCGTGATGCTCGTCGCAGTGCGGGCAACGGATGTGGTAGTCATACCGCGCATCCGCGCCAGCCGCCCGCTTTTCCATGAGGCATGTCTCTTTAAGCTTTGGCGTCGAGCCGATCACCATCTTGGGAAACGTCGCGCCCTCCAGGCGCTTGGCGGCCAATTGGCCCGGGTCCCCTTCCCCATCAATGTTGGAGTCGAACGAACTGAATTCGTCAAGGATGGCCACACTAACCGACAAGCGACGGTAGTTGTCTCCAGCCCGGCCGCCCCGTAGGTGCAACGCACTCCCGATGAACTTCTTGACCAGCAGCGTGTTGTCCTTGTGGCGCGCCAGCCGGGTCGGAAAGATCGGATGCATGACTTCCACGTCACGCAGCATGGGCTCCAGTTCGGTCTTGACGAATTCGTCCCGCGCGCTGTCGGTCGGCTGCCAGAGCGCCTGATTACGGCGCCGATGCTCGGCGAAATACCCGACCGCGGCGAGCACGATCTTGGTGTAGCCGACCCGTGCCGACTTTATGACATCGACTTCGTGTAGGTCGTCACTACCGATACATGCAAGAATCGCGCGCTGGAAGGGCCACGCCTCCCAGTTCTGCTCGACGTAAGACGACTCGGCGGACAGGTAAAAATGACGCTCCGCCCATTCCCGAAGCGTCATCGGCTCCGGGGCACCAAAGGATGCGAGCCCGCGACGAAGCGCGCGGGCAACACCCGCGCGGTTGTCTTCTACGAGCATCATTCACCCTCGTTATCATCTTCCGATTCAATATCCTCCAAGGACAGGGCGGCCACGGCGTTGCGCGCCTTGGCCAGCTCGCGGCGAACAATCGTCAGATCCGCGTCGGTCAGGTTCGGCAGGCGGCGCTTGAGAATGCCGGGAATCGCATCGAACGTGGCCGCCACCTTCGTCCCGGCGCGTACCAGCACTTCCTCGAGCACCGAGACGGGCGCAAGTTCGCCGCGACGCTCGGCGTTTTCCATTTCCACCTTGTCAGCCTGAGCGGCGTTCAAACGCGCCTTTTCCTCTACGGGATCCAACCCCTTCGATTCAGGGTCCCGGTTCCGGCCGGCAGCAGCGTCCCGAAGATTTCCGCAGTACGCCAACAGCCAGTTTCCCAGCGTGTCGCCACTGGTGAGCACCCCACGCATCAGCAAGCCGCTGATAACGGGCTGGGTGACCCCGACCAGCTGCGCGAACCTTGCTTGCGTAGTTTTCTTGTCCAGGTCAATCATCTTGCAGTCGCCAATGCAGCGTCCAGGGCGGTCGAATACTCCACATCGAAGCGCTCGCCATACACGGCGGCGGCCGTCTCGTAAAACGGCAAGCGAGGCGTGTACTGGGGCTGCTCTACCGCCAGCAGGACTGGCGCCACATCGGCCCCGTGCGTACCTGTCTTGCGCCAAATGCCGGCGGGTAGGACCTGGCGCCGCTGGCCGCTCATCGACCCCTTACCCCGCGAGATGAAGTACTGGACGCCGTTGATGCGTCGGTAGCCTTCCCGCGAGGTGCCCACGTTCGCCGTCCGCGCGCGGCTTCGTGCCGTGGCGTTCGCGCGATAGCCTTGCTCTCCAAACGCCTCGAAGTAGGACAGAAGCCGGACAACCTGCCCGCGGGACATGTTGCCGTAGGCGTCCAGTTCAGCAGCTGCTGCCGGGACTGTAAACATGCCCGCCGGCAGGCCTGCGCGCTGCAATGCCCTTTCCGACCGCTTAAGCCTACGGACACCACCAAGCACCTGCGGCGCCAGATAGCGATCGGCCGAAGTGCCCTTGCCGGCCCCATCGCGATATGCGATGGTTGCGACGAGGTTCCCCTTGCTCGCGCGTGCCACACGCAGCGCATTCAAGGTGTAGGGCGTAGGCCGGTCAAACACCTGCTGGGTTTGCTGGACCAGGGCTTGCCGCACCGCATCAGCGGTTCGGTTCAGCGCGACCGAAGTGGCATACGGCAGCTGGCGCCGCATCGCAGAGTAGTAATCGACGCCGTCGCGCAGCTTCGAAGTGAATTTCAGCATGCCATCCTCTCGCCCATATAACCCCCTCCCGCTGGGCGGAGGGGGCCGCCATGCAACGCCAGCCGGCCGCAAGTCCTTGAAATGCCGGGATATCCGGCCGAGATTATTATTACCCCCCTATGGACGCCCCGTGACTAGCGAGCGTCCGGGGTTCGAATTACCCTTACCGGATCGATTTTTCTAGGGGCCCCCAACGATTTCTCCTGCGTCGGGCCAGCTTTGGATCAGCAATTCAGCACGCGGGACGCCCTTACCGCCGCCCACCGTGTACCGGATATCCAGCACGCGGACAGGGAAGCCGGCGAAGACTTCCCGCATCTTGGGGTGGTCATTCACACTGACCAAGGCACGGCCACGCATCGAGCGCATGACCTCGGCCATGGCGTGGTACTCCTCGATGGGAAACTCCACGCCATAACCCGCTGTGTCCCAGTACGGCGGATCCATGTAGAACAGCGTATGCGGTCTGTCGTATCGCTTGACGCAATCGCGCCAGGTCAGATGCTCGACGTAGATCCTGGCCAGTCTGAGGTGGGCAGCTGAAAGAGTTTCCTCGAGCCGCAGCAGATTCAGGCCGGGCGGCGCAGTCGTAGCCACGCCAAAGGACATACCCTCCAGCTTGCCGCTGAAGCAGTTCTGCATGAGGTAGTAGAACCGGGCGGCCCGCTGGATGTCGGTCAGCGTTTCCGGGCGCGTTTCCTTCTGCCACTTGAACATCTGCCGGCTAGTCAGCGCCCATTTGAATTGCCGGACGAACTCTTCCAGATGGTGTTGCACCACGCGATAGAGATTGACCAGATCGCCGTTGATGTCGTTCAGCACTTCCACCTTCGCCGGCTCCGGCCGGGCAAAGAGCAAGGCCGCGCCTCCCGCAAAGGGCTCGACGTAGCAGGAATGCTTAGGGAAAAGTGGGAGAATCTTGTCGGCCAGGCGGCGCTTGCCACCTAGCCAGGGAATGATCGGTTTTGCCACTTGTGAGCGTCCATGTAAACTGGCCGCCGCCTGTACAGGTGGGGCGGCCTTGGGTCGATCACGGGACTGTTCCGTGTTTCGGCTGGCAGTTGGGGAACTCGCGATTCCACAGCTGTCGCCGCCTTTTAAGAAAATTCAAGGGCCAGCACAGACACGGCTGACGAGATCAATGGATATTGATGACAACGGTAATGAACGACGCAATGCGTTGCTAGTCTCTGCACTTCTATTCAGCGCAGCCTATCTCGAGCTAAAGCTGCCATCGTTCATTGCGGAGTACATAAAACTGGAAATTGCTCCGGCGGCGCAATTTAAAGTTTGGGTGCTCGCCGCGCTTCTAGCTTTCTATGTGGCGATGAGGTATCGCTTCAGCGCCAGTCGCGCCGTTGCGATTGACCACGAGCGCGAGGCGTTTGCTTCGACATACCTCCGAAATAACGTGATCGCATCCGAAAGCAACGAATGCAGAGCGGACGCCTACACCGCCCTTCTCGAACTGCCCGGAATGAAGACAGCGGCCAGAAATGGCCTGCACTTTGGCACAAACCAAATTGAGCCCATACGCATAGGCTTAGATACTGGTCAAAAGCTCCTGTGGGTGCAATGGCGTTTAGCTGATTCGCTTCGGACTGGCGAGGTTGCCCCCTTAGGGAAATACGATCCAGTAACGGCTTCTCGCCTCAAGGTCTACCGGCCAGTGTTATTCATTCTTCATTGGTGTTTCCGCCAGGTCTTTTGGAGCCGCAAGGCGTGGGAAGTCAATCCCGTCTATTTCGCCTGCTTCGTCGCGCTTTACTTTTGCTTAAAGCGCGCCAGCAATTTGGCGGGCGGCTGGGCGACCCTGCTTCAGAGCTTTTTTTAAGTCTTGCCAATGAAGAAGCCCGCAGCGAATGCTTGCGGGCTTTTGTTTGCTACAGGCGTAGTTGTGGCGGGTTGAATTGTCGCGTATCCGGTCGCACTCTGCACCTACCTCATGTCGCACTGGTCCAGCGGTAAGACGCGGAATTGCGAACGCCGGGCCGCGATGGTCGACGCAGCACGGACCCCATATTGATCAGTTCCTGGACCACTCGTAGCACGCCCTGGCGCACTGCGTTGCGCTCGCGTGCGGTCAGTTCCCGCCCCCCTGTCGCATGTCGCACCAGCTCGATCATGCGAAAGTCGCGGCCCGGACACGCCGCCATCAGTTCAATGACCTCTTTACCAAACTTCACGTTGCACCTTGTCTTTGAAGAAGCCCAGGTACTGCTTGTACTGGGCATGGGTTAGATAGATTCCGGTAATTCGGTTGATCCAGTCTCGCGCCCGCTCGGCACGCGTCGCCGACTCCAGGCCCGAGAAACGCTCATGTCGCTGGGGGTACTCCGCGATGATGATCATGGCCTCATGCCGCGGCAGCGCCTTGTGCAAGCCGTCAACGGCCACGGCCTGGTCGATCAAGATCGGGCGAAATTCGTCCTCTTCCGGGATGAACTGGGCCATGTTGCCGACAGTCGGCCCGGACCAGCACCAGCGCGCCCAGTTCCACAGCAGCTCATCCCCCGAAAGCCCAAGCCTAGACATTGATCACCTCGAAGCGTTTGCACTTCCGTCCATAGGGCCGGCCTTTCAGGCACCGGGTGACGAGATCACCGAATGGGGATTCCACGACCTTGGTGTGGGCGCATCCCGCGCAACTGCGCCTGGCCGCCGCCGTCTCGCGGCTGATTAGCACCTCGACCGGGTTGCGCATTTCCCAGCGCTGCAGGTCGCGGCTCATTCGGGCCGCCCTGCCGCTTGGCCTTCGCCAGTTCGTGCAATCGGGTGAGTTCCGCTTCCAGGGCCAAGCGCCCACCCCGCCCCCGCTGGCGTTCCACCCGCTCGAGATACGGCTGACGCTCCATCAGGGGCAGCCTCTGGATGTGCCGCACCTCGCACTGGAACCGCCAGTCCTCCCCACTGGTGGCCGGCGGTGAGCGCAGCGGCAGCGGCTGCACCATTGAGGCGGCCATAGGCGCTGAGGAAGCGCTTGCGCGCCCCCGGCCTGAGTTCGTCGTAGATGGCTTGCGCATGCATCAGTACTCCTCCAGCACCCAGCCGCCCCCGCGGCGTTCAGGTTGCTTCGTTGCCTTGTAGAAAACGAACCAGGGCAGGACCTCAGCGCAGAGCTTGATCTTGACCTGGCCCTTGTCCGTGGTGTGTCCGCCCTTCACTTCGTGGATGGCCAGGCGCATGTCGGCCTGCAGCACCAGGAAGTCGACTTCGTAGTACGTCGAATCGGCCAGGCGGACACGCAGCGGATGGAACAGCCAGCCCAGGATTTCCCCACGCTGGCGCATCGCCTCGAGGCGCATGGAATACGCCTTCTCGGTGCCGTTCATCTTGTCCTTGGGCAGCCGGCCCAGGGCCTGGAAGCGCTTCTGGGCCGCGTCAGCAGCGACGAGCTTGCGAATGGCGGCGGGCGTGTAGTTGCTGACCATCAGACATGCACCCCGAAGTCAGCGCGCGCTCGGGCCTTCTGCTCGTCCGTGAGGTTGGCCGCCTGGAGAACGCGCTTCTTGAAATCGGGGGGCTGCTCACCCGCCTCTTGTCGAAGCCCCAGGACGTTGCCCTTCGCCACAATGCCCGGCCACGATCGCAGCCAGTCCAGTGCGTCAGGCGCAGCCGCGCCCCCGCCGGCGTTGGCCTCCGCCTTCGCCTTGTCCATCCAGGACGCCCGGAACCCAGCCCAGGAGTTCTCCGCCGAGATCCGCACGGCCTCAGCCACCGACAGGCCGGCCTTTTCCGCTTCCTGGACAACAAGGTCCCAAGCGGTGCGGGTGAGCGGCGTCTTCTTGTCCTTGCGGACCTTGAGCCAGTCCTGGGCGTGCTGGCGGTCGACGCCCACCGCAACCAGGTCCTTCACCCCGAGCGTGTCCCCAGGCTTCGAGCCGCCCTCCCCCTTGGCCGTCGATTTCTGACCCTGGGTTTCGGACACATCGGGCGCGCTCGCGCCCCCCTGCTGGTTCCTTGTTGGTTCTTCTTTAGGTTCTTTTATGGTTCTGGGTGAAGCTGCTTCCGGTCTAAATTGCACATTTTTCCGGTCAAGCGGGCCGCCATTTTCCGGTCTGGTTGCATTTTTTTCGGGCGAAGATTTTTCGGGTGAAGATTCTTCGCCCGAAGGACCTTCGCCCGAAGGATTTTCGGGTGAAGAATCTTCCGGTAAGGCGTCATCCCGTCGCCAGGCCTGGTAGTTCTCCGGCGTGACGGTGTAGACCGCGCTGCGCTTGTGACGCTTCTGGCGGCTGATTACGGCGCGCTCCTCGAGCCACTTCAGGCACTTCTGCACCGTCCGGTCGGTCAGGCAGGTGCGCTCCACGATCCTCTCAACGGAAGGCCAGCAGACGCCCTCATCGTTGGCGTTGTCTGCCAGGCTGATGAGGACGGACTTTTGTGACGAGGGCATTTGCAACGGCCAGCAGGCCGTCATAATGATGGTGCTCATGGGGGGGTTCCTATGCGGCGGCGTGCGCAAACTCGCTCGGGAGGCACGCCTGGGCCTGGGCGGGCGCCGGAGGCGCGTAGCGGCGCTGGAGCCACACCTGGCCCTTGCCCGTCACCAGGGTCTTGAACGACACGTGCACCTGGCCGTCATCGGCGCGCCAGGGCATTTCGATCAGTCGGAAGTAGCCGCGGTCCAGGTATTCCTGGTACGGCTTGTTGTCCTCCAGCAATACGCGGTCGGCGCGCAGCTGGCGGAAGAAGCGGTTCTGCCCGGTGCCCAACAGCTTGGCCATGTCCCGGATGCTGATGCCGTCGACCGTGCTGCGCACCGCCTCGGCAAATTCAACCTTCGGCTGCTGCTCGAGCAGTTGCTGGCGCTGGCGGTAGATCTCGTCCTGCTGGTCGGCAGCCAGGCGCAGCGCGGCGGCGAAGTCCCGGGGCACGGCCGGCGCCTGCAGGGCGTCATAGGCGCGGATGACGCGCAGGTGGAAAGCTGCGCTGATCCACATGGCGTAGGCGTACACCAGTTCCTTGGCGACGTAGGTGCCCAAGCCCTGCCGGGAGAAGATTCCGGGAATCCCCGGAATCATGTCGCCCAGCTCGGCGATCAGGTCCTGCGTCTGCTGCAGACGGACCCAGTCCGAGGGTTGGTGCCGGCGCTCGCCCCCGGCGGCCCGGTGCAAGTCGTTCAGGCTGAACCGCCCTTCTTCGTCCTGGCGGATGGCGGTAGTGGCGATGATGAGCGCGTTCATCGGGGCTCCTTTGATTGGGGGCGATCACGCCAGCGGTACGAATGCTTGAAGGCATGGAAGCCGCGGCGCACGACCTCGAGGTCGGAGCGCGACTCCCGTACAAGACGGTGCGCGGCGTCCAGGCAGACGGTCAGATAACCCTCGCGGCTCATCTGGCCCTTGGGAAACGGAAAATGCCGGCCGATGACCTTGCTGATGGCGCGGGTGTCGAACTCGTCACCGGACGCCATGGCCTCGCGGGCGGCATCGAGGGCGGTTTCGGGGACTTCGTAGCCGTGAACGTTCATGGCGCGACCCTCCCGCCCTCTTTGTGCATGGCGATCGCCAGCGCTGCGACATCGGTGTCAATGCCCGCGGCGTCCAGGCCGCCTCGCGGGACGTCGTGACCTCGGGCCAGCAGGAACAGCACGCACTGGCGCAGTAGGTGCTCCTGCGTGCCGTAGCGGTGGATGAAGGCTGCTCGGTCTTCATGGACGGCCTTCATCCATTGCGCCCCCGCCCCCCTCTGGTGGTGACCCGCGCAAAGCGGCAGAACGAAGTACTGCACGCCTGGCCGCGTGCGCCCCCGCATGTGATGGACGCTCACATAGTGGGTGACGACGTGATGGCCGAATCGGCAAGCGGCACAGCCCACCACAGAGCACAGCAGGTCATGAAAGGCCCGCTCAACGACGTTGGCCGGCTTGCCCTTCATTGCTCGGCCATACCCTTGAGGCGGCGCGCGACCTCTGCGGCGGCCTGCATGACGACACGGGCGGCCGAGGAAACTCGCTCCACCTCGGCACGGTCAACGCCGCCATCGGCCAGAGCGTCGTAGACCTCTTTCCCCAATTGGCCGTTGGCGACCATCAACGCCGCCACCTGCTCCAGCACGGACATGTCGCTGTCACCGCAGGACTCCGGCGCCTTGACCAGCAGGAATCCGGCTTCGTGAGCCCAGGCGGCCAGGATCCGGAAATCGCCAGTCATGCGGCAGATTCGCACCGCCTCGGCCAGCGTCAGGTGGTGCGTGGTGTTATTGGGGTTGACCTTGTTGCGCAACACTGCCGGCGAGATACCGACGAGCGGGCCGAGGGATTCACTCCCCCCTTTGTGGTCATGCACGGTCAGGTCGGCTGCTGTGGTGATGTTCATCTTTCGAATTTCCGAACGTATTAATTGCTGGGCTAGCGCCCTACCATGTGCGACATGGAGCTAATCACGACGTATCAATCGGACCAATCTGGATCGCGTCAGGCGCGGGCATCGTTCGGGTGTCTTCGGGGGCGTGCCTTGCCAGCAGGACGGGCGGCACGTCTAGTAGTCGCGCTACCTTCTGTGAAACCCAGTCGAGAAACTCGCCCGAAGATGACGAATCAGGGGTGCGCATGGGCAGCCCCCCGCTGGCTCGGCGGCCCGCCATAAAAGAAGCCCAACAAATCGCCACGACCGAACGGCGCCCCGAACTCTTGGCAGGCAGCCCAAAGGCCGTCCATCGTCCCCTTGCGGGGAACCTTGCGCGCATAGAGCAGGTGCGTTTCGACGTAGGCGACAGTGGTGCCAGCGCGTTTCGCAAACCTCTCTCGCTCGCCTGCTGGCAGGGAGAGATAGAAGGCTTTGAATGAAATCAGGGGGGCGGGAGTGTCCATAGCCGCGATCTTATTACCTTTTTGGTAATAGATCAACGACCCAATGTTACCCGTTCGGTTTATTTACCCATAAGGTAATCCCGGTTCCAATGGCCACCATGAAGTCCATCAAAGAAATCCGGCGCGCGAACTTCGCGCGCGCAATTGAGGAAAAATGCGGCGGCAATCAGACCGACGCAGCGGCACGCCTGGAATACTCGACGCCCTCCCTGGTGAGCCGATACGCCACCGGCAAGAAGGACATAGGCGACCGTGCCGCCCGCAAGATGGAGGAAGCCTTTGGCTACCCTGCCAACTGGATGGATGCTGACCACTCGCACCCAGGAGAAGTAGTCGTGCGGGTCGCCGACGCCTCAGCATGGCCCTTCCCTTCTATTTCGGAAGCGGACGTTCGCGCGCTGCCCCCGGCCAAGCTCAACGCGCTTGAGGGGGCTTTGGCGCTCGCGATCGCGCAGCTGGGCCTGGGCATTGATGTCGCACAGCCGCCCCAGGGCAGAACGGCGCCTGTCCGGACTCGCACGCACCCGCCGAGCAAGCTGGTTGACTTTGACGAGGTTCCGGACGAATTCAGTATGCGAATCGGGGGAATGGACGCGGCCCCGTGGGAAGGGGGGAAGAGCACGCGGCAGATGGAACGGGAAGAGCAGCGGCTAAGGATCAGCCGGATTGCGAACGTCGGCCACGTTGCGCGCGCGGGCTACTCGGCAAATGACCAAGAATTTCTCGCAGTACCCGAGCTTGATGTGCGCCTGGCCGCAGGACGGCTCGGCATTGAAAACTATCACGAGACGGCGATAGGCCAAATCCTGCTGCGCCGGTCATTTCTGGAATCGTTCCGGCTACCCATTGAGCGGATGAAGATCGTCTACGCGGAGGGCGACAGCATGGAGCCCGTGATCCGGAATGAGGGGCCAATGCTGTTCTACGAGGATCGGGTCACCGATACTCGGTTGATCGACTCCCGCACGGTCTATGCCATCAATTACGGCGGCAAGATGATTGTGAAGTGCATTCAACGCGAGCGCGACGGGACACTGCTGGCCAAGTCCCTGAACCCTGCCCATGAGCCGTTCCCTCTGGAAAAGGATGATGGACGAGACGTGTCCATCGTGGGGCGCATCCTCTGGTCACCGTATGACCTCAGGAACGGCGTAGACGAACGCCTGCTTTAGACAGCCGCCCCCTCGACCCAAGCCGCCTAACAGGCGGCTTTTTTTCGTCCGTATTTCTATCGAAATTACCAAATTAGTAAGAATTCTCAATGGAAAAGTTACCTTTTTGGTTTGACTACTATTACCGTTTAGGTAATACTTCGGTCATTGGCTCACGCCACGAAACACCGCTCTTTAAAAACCGATGTGCAAACCGTTCCGCACCCGCCGAGAGGCGATGCGACAGGGGAGATTGCGGACGCCCTGGACCAAAAGAATCCGAAAACCGCCCATGCACGGTGGCCGAACAGACTAAGGCCGGCCAGGCGCAGAACCTGGCAGCACTGGGCGCGATCCTCACGGACGCCAAGAATCGACCGATGGCGCGTAATCGGGTTGATGACCACCGGGAATAGACCGGGAACCATGACCGCCCTGGCCTACGGGTTCAACGGCGGCGGACATGCTGGGCAACGCAGCACCTGGAGCCGCGATGATCGGGAGTCGTCAGGCGGTGCGCTGCCCCAGATTCATCTGCCAGCCCGTTCTATGAGCGATGGCTGACAAATGAAACGCCTCCCGCCCCGGGGGAGGTATAGGAGAGCAGACGATGAGCACGGTTGATAAAGCTTCGCCGACAACCTCAAGGCGAACCAGGGCTACTACGACGGCGACAGCGACAACAGCCTGGGCGACAACCCGCGCTGCGTGGAAATCACGGAATACGACAACGCGTACGGCGGCGTGGGTTATGGCCTGACGTTTGAAGGCGAGCGCAACCGCTATGCGCCCACCGAGTTCGTGCGCAATCCCCGCAACTACTGGCGCTTTCAGGCTTGACTGCTCACCCCGGAGACAACGCCATGATCCTGATTTCCACGCTGCGCAAGATGGGCGATAAGCCGGTTTTCGTCGTCAACGTTCCCGCCCACACCGCCCAGGTTGGCGACTTACCGCCCGTCAATGTGCCAGCCCACCAGGACGCATTCGCTACGAAGCCGCAGGCCGACAAGTACGCGGCCACGCACGATCCGCGCCAGTTCGGCGCCAGCGTGTTCCCGGTGGTGTCCCGCATGACCGCCCGCGCCTATGCCGACCAGCACGTAGGCTGGACGTTCAACGCCCCCGCCTAACCCCACCCGCCCCGGGTGCCGGGGCCAGGAGACCACCATGGAGAACACCGAAGCCCTGTCCCGGGCAATCTCCGTACAACTCGCCGCCGCCATCGCAATCAACACCAGCCACGGCGATATCCCCCTCGATGACGAAATGCGCGCCGCTGTCGACAATGCACTGCGGCCCATCCTCAAGCGCCGCTTGAATGCGGCCATCGTCCAAGCCAAGCCCCAGCAGTGAGGAAATGACCATGACCAAGAACGACCTCCAAGCCAAGCACATCGAAGCCATGCGCGCCGTCGCCAATGGCGCAGACGTGTGGGCCTACGGCACCGCCGTAGACCTCCGCGAAGTGCAGCGCGCCGCCCCGGAACTCATCACCATCGGCCGCGCCATGATGGCGCCCGACGATGGGGCTAAGCAGCAACCGTATTTCGGCGCCATCCTCACCGATGCGGGCCGCGAGTTCGTCGGCTTGCCCCGGGTTATGGCTGCGGCCGCCTGAATGCACCAGACCAACAGGAGAACACGGCCATGGAAGAAGTGACCATTCACGAAGCCGGCGCCCTACTCGCCGCCACGGGGCGAATCATGATGCGCCAGGGCGTGCATTTCGGCGTTCTGGTCGGTGACTGCCGCGATGATTGCAGCGATAGCGATTTACTCGAAATCATGGGCAATGCGGGCGTGCCTGAAGAACGCGCCCGCGAACTGCTCCGCAAGAACCTTGATGAAGTAATCGCCGATCTGCACTTCGGCGTCTGACAGCCTCGGCTCATGCCCCGCGTGCGGGGTATCAGCGCACCGAATGGCTGGATGACTTCGCCCTTCAAGACGGCCACTAAATGTCCACGAAGGGTCTTTTCTTCCCATGTTCAAGCGGCAACACGGGGGCTTTGCGACTGAGCCAAATCAAAGAGTGCGGTGGACACCGGCAGACTGGTCCTGACACCCCGGAAAGACGGGGGCCATCATCGGGGCGGTAGCTCAGAGGTAGAGCGCCCAACGCTTGGGAGGTCGGCAATGCCAAGGGGTAGCGCCCCGGAAGCATCCGAAGGCAGGCATGCCGCGCTGGTTCGAATCCAGCCCGCCCCGATGATGGCAGCAGTACCGCCCAGGCGATGGGCGCCCTATGCAAGGCGGGCGCGGTCAGGATTGCAGGGCGCGATCGCTCCACCCGCAGAGGCCGCAACCCGGGATCGCATCCGGGGCCATCAACCATCCCCCCCCAACCCCACCGGAGCTATCCATGCTCGATGCCGCCCTTGATTCCATCCGCAAATTCGCATCCGCCTTGTTCGACGTCCTGGAGAACACCTGCAAGGTGATGCGCTGGTAGTACCGCGGCGCACGGCCTGCGCCATTCCAACCTGAGATTTATATGGTCACCATCGAACCCGGCAAAACCTACAAGCTGCAGGGCCCGAAGGGCAAGCCGCCCGTCGAAGTCACCGTCACCGCCGTCAAGCCCCGCGGGCGCGGCCACAGCGTCGAGCACCTGGTCGGCAAGAAGAAGCTGATCTGCGGCCTGGGCAAGTTCCAGGCGCAGTTGGCGCAGTAGGCGCACATCTACATCCCCTCGGCATGCCCGAGGGGGCTTCGGAGAGCGGGCTGGCGCTGCACGGCCGCCGGCGCAAGACAGCGGCTCCACCATGTGGGCGATACCGGGCTATCCAGCCCGCTCTCCGAAGTACGCCAGCCTGAGGCGCACAGGCCCATGCCGGACATGGAAAAGCCGGATTCCCCCAAGTGGCGCGCCACTTCCTCCCCTGGGCTGACCAGCCCGCCAAGGATTCCCATGAAACGAATCATCATCCTGGCCGCGGCCGGCCTTGCCGCGGTGCTGGGCGCCACCTTTGCGCTTGGCAATGTCGTCGGTGCCCGCGACCGCGAGCTGCTCGCAAAGGACGACAAAGGCCGCGCCACGATGCTCGCCCGCAGCTGCGGAAAACATGGGCGGCTGCTGCTCGACCCGGTGCAAAACGAATACGTATGCGCGTGGACGAACCCCGACGGCGCCACTGTCACGGCCGAAATCCCGCAGTACCCCTACCTCGACCAGCTGGCGCGGCGATAGCCGCCGGCCCGGCCCACGCCGCCCCGCGCGGCCCGAAGCAATGGAATGAGATCGAATCAATGCAACACACACCGCCCCTTGGTGCCTACCCCCAGTACCGAATCATCGGTCTCGTCGGCCGTGCCGGCGCCGGAAAGGACACCTGCGCCGACATTCTGGTCAAGACGCGTGGCTTCGCCCGCCTGGCCTTCGCTGATGCACTGCGTGATGAGGTCGTCGCGGCGTTCTCGGTAGACGTCGCCCCCTTTGCCGATAGGGTACTGAAAGAACGCCCGACGCCAGCCCTGCAGATCCGCCGGAGCGCCGATGAGGAATTCATCGCCCGCGCCAAGGCATTGGGCTATGACCTGTGGGCCCAGCGCTCCCCGCGAGAAATCATGCGGCTTTGGGGCACGGAATACCGCCGGCAAGTCACGGCGGACAACTACTGGCTGGAGCGCGCCAATGACCGCGTCAATGCCCTGCTCGCCAGCGGCATTCGTCGCATCTGCTTCACCGACGTTCGCTATGCCAACGAAGCCGCCTACGTGACCGAGAGCCTGCGGGGCGACCTGTGGCGCATTCGCCGCCGGTCGGCGGATTCCCGCCACGCTACCCACAGCAGCGAATCCGACCTCGAGCGCATCCAGTGCAAAGAGGTCATTCACAACGAGCTTGGCCTGCAGGAGCTGGCCCTGGAGGTCCAGGCCGCGCTCGTGCGCCACGTCCTGGAGTAGCCATGCCCTCAGTCAACAAAGTAATCCTGGTCGGCAACCTCGGCCGCAACCCGGACATTCGCTATTCCCCAGACGGCGCGGCGATCTGCAGCATGTCGATCGCCACAACGTCCACCTGGAAAGATCGCGCCAGCGGCGAGCGGCGTGAAGAAACCGAGTGGCACCGCGTGGTCATGTACAACCGCCTGGCCGAAATCGCCGGCGAGTACCTGAGAAAGGGTCGCTCGGTCTATATCGAGGGCCGCCTGAAGACCCGCAAGTGGCAGGACAAGGACACCGGCGGCGACCGCTACAGCACCGAAATCATCGCCGACCAGTTGCAGATGCTGGGCGGCCGTGACGGCCAGACCGACGGTGGGCACGCCGCTGACGCTCCGGACGGCTCTGATGGCCAGCGCCGCCATCGCCCCGCGGCCGCCCCGTCGAACGATGGGACCGACCCGGACATTCCCTTCTAGCACCCCACCCGCAGGAGAACGCCATGAGCGCATTTTGCGCATTCGGCATGACCGAAACCCTTGCCAGGAAGGCCGCAGAACGTGCCTGGCAGAAGCACCTGGAGAGCCTGACCAAAGAGGTCCGAGCCTGCCTGACACCCGCCGACGAGGCCGAATGGATCAAGGTCAAGACGGAGTACCACCTGAGCAAAGGCAAGACGATCCAGCTGTCCGCACCGTTCGACGCCCCGCAGTTCGCCCAGGATTTCATCAAGCTCGCCCGCGCCACCGGCCGCACCTCCCGCCTGGAAGTGATGCGGCGCGCCCCTCTGCTGGACAAGAACGGCGCCCCACGCATCAGCAAGGCCACCAAGCGCCAGATGATCGGCTGGGTTCCTCAATAACTCGACTGGAAGCCTACCCCCCTATGTGGTTCAAGAACCTCAAGATTTACCGCCTGTCCTCCCCCTGGCAACTCTTCGGCGATGACCTGGAGGCCCTCCTGGCCCGCCACGCCTACGACGGCGGCAGCAACCTCGAAATGCAGTCTCTCGGATGGATTCCCCCGCGCGAGGGCGGCGGTCTGGCGCACGTAGTTGGCGGGCAGATCCTCCTGACCCTGCGCGCCGGCCAGAAGCTGCTCCCGCCCAAGGTGGTCAACCAGGTCGCCAAGGCGCGCGCCCAGGAAATCGAAGAGCAGCAGGGCTATAAGCCAGGCCGCAAGCAGATGAAGGAAATCAAGGAGCGCGTCACTGACGAACTCCTGCCGCGCGCATTCAGCGTTTACCGCGACACCCGGGTGTGGATTGACCCGCTCAACCGCTGGCTGGTGATCGACGCCGCCGCGTCCCCCAAGGCGGACGAGGTGATCGGGCTGCTGTCCAAGTGCGTTGACCCCTTTCCGCTGGAAAACCTGTATGTCGCTCAGTCCCCGGCCTCTGCCATGACTGGCTGGCTGGCCGAGGACGAGGCGCCGAGCAATTTCACCATCGACCAGGACAGCGAACTCCGGGCTTCTGGCGCAAGCCGGGCCGCTATTCGCTACCTGCGGCACTCCATCGACGCTGACGACGCCCGTCGCCACATCCAGTCCGGCAAGCAATGCACGCGCCTCGCGCTGACCTGGGCCGACCGCATTTCGTTCGTGCTGACGGAAGAACTGGACGTCAAGCGCCTGGCGGCCTTGGATGTGCTCAAGGAGGGCAACGGCACGATCGCCGCCAATGACGACGAGAAATTCGATTCGGACATGACCCTCATGACCGGCGAACTCGCCAAGCTGCTGGCCGAGCTGGTTGACGCCCTTGGCGGCGAGAAGCGCATCTGACAACTGGAAAGAAAAATGGCTAAGAAATCCAAAGACGTGTACGGCGCCGAAGGGCAAAGCAATCTGCTCACCTTCGACCCCGACAAGCTGGTGCTGGTGACCGATGAGTCCAGCCCGCTCTATGACCCGCGCGTGCATCTGCCCGTCGACGAAGCGATGGCTCGCAACATCGACTTCCAGGGCGTGATCGAACCCATCGGGATATCTAAGAACCCGGAAACCGGCGAAACCGAAGTTGTATTCGGCCGACAGCGTGTCAAGGCTGCACGCCTCGCCAACCAGTGGCGCCACGATCGCGGCGTACCTCCGCGTCTGATTCCTGGTGTTGTGTGGCACGGCGAGCGCAAGGACGCCCTGGATGCCATCGTCGGCGAAAACGAAGCGCGCACGGCCGACACACCGCTCGGACGCGCCGAGAAGATGCGCCGACACCTCGCCCTGGGGAAGGGCGAAGACCAGATCGCCGTGATCTACAACTGCTCCGTCGCCACGGTGCGCGACACGCTCGCGTTACTCGATAGTCCCAAGGTCGTGCAGAACGCGGTCGAGGCGGGACAGATCACCCTCACGCACGCCAAGGCACTTGCCAAGCTGCCTGTAGCCGAGCAACGCACGAAGGTCGCCGAGCTGGTCCAGGCCGGCCAGGGCGTCAAGGCGCACGAACGCAGCCGCAAGCAGGCCGCCGTCATGGGCGAGCGCCCCCGCGTGAAGTCCCGCAAGCAGATCCAGGCAGCCCTGGAAACCTCCCAGGGCGACTATGCCGCCGCCCTGCGCTGGGTTCTGGGCGAAGAGGAAGGGGCCGCAGCGTGATCAAACTCACCGACTCCAGAGGCGCCGCCATCTACCTGGCCGCCGACGCCATCGCCAGCATTCAGCAGGCCGGTGCCAGCAGCGCCTGGCACGGCATCCGCGCTTACGTCCGCACCTTTTGCGGCAAAACCTACGAAGCGCAGCAGGACGCCAGCGAAATCAACGCCGCGGTGGTCGCGGCCCAGCAACGGAGCGAAGCATGAACACCCCTGCCCCCAAGACCAGCCCCGACGCCGCCCTCGGCAACCTCATGGCCGCCGCCCTCGACGTTCCCGCCGCCCCCGAACGGCCCGCGGTGCCTGATGACACCCTCGCCAGCACGGGCAACACCGCCGACCACCAGGCCGGCTGGTTCGCTGGAATTGATCACGCGCGGGCCGAGGCGCGGGAAAGCGCTGGAGTTGGCGCGCAGCAGCTGCAGGAGCGTGCCGACAAGGTTGTGATCGCGAACGCCACAAGCAACCCGGATCTGTTCCAAGAAGCGGTCAAAGACTTGCTCGCGGCCGTCCGCATGTTCCGTCCCGCTCCCGCTGCTGGCGATGCGCGGGCCGCCCGCGATTCGGCCTTCGAGGCCGTGCGCAAACGCCTGTGCGCGCTGCCCCGATACAGCTTCTGGAACGACGATAACGGAGGGGTGAAGCGGATCGACGATCGGTCTGGCAACTGGATCGAATTCGACGCCGCGCATGAACTGTTCGACTCGGTTGCAGTTGACGCCGCCATTGCCGCCCAACAAGGGAGAAAATAATGCGCCGATTCCTCGCCACCCACTGGATGCTGCCCACGGCGATCCTCGTCTGGGCTGCTTTCGGCATCACCGCCGCAATCCAGCAGGAGCCGATTAAAGCTGCCATCGGCCTCGGCGCCCTGGTCTGCGCCTGCGGCCTCACTTGGCACTCCTGGAAAGGCCATGTGTCCAAAACGCCAGCCCGTACCGCTCGCCTTGACGCCGCACCCGTCGAACGCGACAGCGACGGCTACTGGACGCACCCGGCGCTCCCTGCGTTCGGAGAAGGCCAGGAGGCCGAGGCCGCTGCCTGGTCCAACGACCAGCAACTGCAAACCCATATCGCCTATCTGGAAAGCGAAGCTGACGACCACCCGGCCGCGGTGGCGTATTGGGGCGATGCCGGCGATTCCAACATCAGCGCATGGGAACCGCCCCGCCCCGAGGGCGAGGGTTGGTTTGTCCTGTCCATCCATGACACCGAATACTGGGGGCCGGTATGCGTCTGGGTCCGGCATGCTGCCCAACAGGGCAAAGGCGGTGCGGCATGAAACGGTTCATCCAGCAGCCCCATGTCGAGACGCGCGCCACCATCGAACTGTCCGAGGTCGAAATGCGCGCCTTGGACGCCATGATCGGGTACGGCATCGAACCGTTCCTGGAGGTGTTCTACAAGCAACTGGGCAAACACTACATGCAGCCTCACGAAGCCGGCATGCGCTCGCTGTTCAAGACCATCGGGCAGGACATTCCGGCCATCCTGGAACGCGCTGATTCGGCCCGCAAAGCGTTTGCCCTGGATGACCCGGTGATCCGCTCGCGCAAAGAGCATGACGCGCTGATCGCCAGGCTGAAGGCAGCGCCGGCAAAAGGGGATACACGATGACTCCGACCAGCTACCAGATATCGCTGCTTCAACACACCATCGGCGTGCGCCCCGATCAGCGCAACCCCCACCGCAATCACTTCGTCGCTGGCTCCGGCCATCACGACATGCCGCACCTCGAAAAGCTGGTGGACTGCGGCTTGATGGAGGTCCGCCGCTCGCCTGCCTTTCTGGACGATGGTGACGTGGTTTTCGCAGCCACCGAGGCCGGCAAGGCGACCGCCTTGCAGCACCTCGCGCCCCCACCGCCCCCACCAAAGCGGAACCGCTACGACGCATTCCTGCACGCAGACGGCGGCGAGTCGTTTGGCGAGTTCCTTTGTGGCGAGCGCCTGCCGAAGTTCGAAGCCCGCGAGGTTCGCGGCAGCTTCATATCGTGGCGCCGCTCCTGGGAGTACCGGATGTACCGCCAGCACCGCGAGGTACAGGGCGAATGGATGCCTACCAAGAAGGAAGCCAAGGCCAGCTACAAGGCGGCGTTGGCGCTACACCGTGCCGCCCAACGTAAGGGGGATGCGTGATGAAACGTCTGACGCTCGAAGAATTTCACGCAGCGTGCATTGCCCAGGCTGCCAGCAGCGAGTTGACCACGGTGAAGTGCCCGATGTGCGGCACCTTGCAGAACGCGCTCGATTTCATCGCGGCCGGTGCCGGCAAGGATTGGGGCGATGTAAGCCGCTACGTCGGTTTCTCCTGCGTGGGCCGATTTACTGGAGCCGGCGCGCCGCGAAAGGAGCCGGACGGCAAGCCCTGCAACTGGAGCCTCGGCGGCTTGTTCAAGACCCACCGCATGGTGGTGGTGACGCCCGATGGCATCGAGCATCCCCATTTCGAGCTGGCGACCCCCGAGGAAGCGGCGGCCCATCGCGCCGCCCAGCCAGCACAACAGGGCGCGGGGGAATGAACATGGGATACATCAACCCTCTGCTGCGCCTGCCCGCAGGCCAGGCACTCCAGCAACTGCCCAAGGCCGACCGCGAACGCATCGAGGCCGTCATGCGCGACTTGCGTGACCAGGCGAACTCGGAAGCTGAAACGGCTTGGCGCCGGCGGAAGGCCCCCATGGCTGCCTACTGGCGCGCCGTCAGCACCTACGCCCGCCATATCGCCCACGCGCTTGCCGCCCAGCCCACCACCAAGGAAAGGACATGACCGAACTCCAGCTCGAACATTCCTATGCGATGGATGACTCGTGCCAGATCCAGTACTGGGCGCGCGGTCACTGGTCTTGGGGTGAATTCGTCACCGCCGTTCAGGAGCGGATTGCACGCGAAGAACGCGCCATCCCCAACTGGGTCATCGTGCAGGCCCCGGTCAAGCAGGTCTACCAGCGCGCCGTGCCGTGCCGCGATTCCATCGTCGGCGATACCCGCTACGTGCATTCTGACCAGCCTGGGCGCGGGGCCACCGCCGTGACCGTCATGGATTTCTGGTTTCCGATGCACGCCTACCTACCGGCCCAGCAGAGCGGCCAGGGCGCAGCAACGGGAGACGCACGATGACCGCACACGCCAGCCGGCGCACCCTGCGCCACGTGCCCGTCAACCTGCCCCGCGCCGGCTTCCCTGGCGAGCGCATCTACCTGGAACTGTGGCGCGAGTATCTGACGGGAAACTGCAACGCCGTCCAGGAAATATTCTCCGACCTCTGCGGGCCTCTCGACCAGCGCGGGGCACGTGTCGCCGCGTCGTTTATGGTCTGGATGGGCTGCAATTCCGGCCGATCATTCACCTACGAGGCCGAGCGGCTGGCCCAGCGCGGGGCCTTTCTGAATCGTGAGCGGGCATTCGTCGCCGCCTGGGCCATCGAAAACCAGCGCACCTACGGCGTGAACGGCGGCGCCATCCTGACCGAAGCCATGTTGACGCCCGGCGGAATCCCCCGGATGGAGGCGATGGTTTCCCATTGCATCGACTGGCGCCGGGTCTACTCGCCCAGCCAATATGACAACGACGTCTTGTCGTGCATGGTGCGCTGGTGGTCCGGGGCGTCGGCGAAGCAGATCAGGACCATCGCAGACCACCAGATCCAGGCCGAGGAGGCAAGAGTGCGCGCCGGCTGGATCACTTCTGCCCAGAACGGCGGCCAGGCCGCTACATGCATCGCAGCACCGGACCCCGCCTAGCTGGACCTCTGCTTTACCGCCTCTTCAGCAATGGCCTTCATCCGCTCCTTTGCCTTGGTTTCACGCGCGTACGCAACACCATAGGCGCCAAGACTATCCAGGGTCGGATCAGGCCATTCAATCGCCGCCATCGCCTTGAAAAGCTCATGGTGAGCTACCTGCCAATCTTCGACGGCCGTCTTCCAAGCGCTGTGCAAATCCATTCCGTTTCTCCTGGGTTTGGGGTGCGGCCATCGTACCCGACTCCCTCCGTCTGGAGTACCAGTATGCAGAACCAACGCCGCGCTCTCCCCTGCACCGGGCGGTGAGCATGCTGCAACTTGACCTATTCGCCCAGGAATCCGACGCCGAGTTCATCGCACGTTGGCGCCTCCTAGATTCGCCCTCCCCCTACAGAACCCCGCCCGTGCGCCTGTGTTCCGGCCTGGTGAGTCATCGCCTGCGCTGGCTGCAGCGCGACGGCCGCCACCGTGAAGCTGCCGAACTGGCGGTCGCCGGTGGCATCCGCGTCTGGCACGACGCCACGCACTGGGCTCGCTTATATCCCTATCCCACGGAGTCCGCATGCTGACCCCCCAGCTTGTACTCGGCATTTCTGCCAAGCTCGTCGTCGATATCTTCGCTGGCGGCGGCGGCTGGTCGACCGCCTACGAAATGGCGACCGGCCAGCACGTCCACATCGCCATCAATCACAACCCGACCGCCCTCAGCATGCATCAGGTCAACCACCCCCAGGCCAAGCACCTCATCGCCGACGTGCGGGAGGTCTGCCCGCGCCAGGCGACGGGCGGCGCGGAAGTGGGCTGGCTTCACTTGTCTCCAGACTGCACCGATCACAGCCAGGCCAAGGGCGGCCAGCCGCGTAACAGGGCAATCCGCGCACTCGCGTGGGTAACCGTGCGCTGGACCGGTACGGTAAAGCCTGACATCGTCAGCCTGGAAAATGTGGTTCAGATACTGAAGTGGGGCCGCCTCATCGCCAAGCGCGACCCCGCAACCGGCCGTGTGGTTCGCCTCGATGGCACTGTGGCCGCCAAGGGCGAGCGCGTTCCCGTTCAGGATCAGTACCTCATCCCCGACCCCAAGGACTTCGGGCGCCACTGGCGCAGACTGGTGGCAATTCTGCGCGGCCAGGGCTATACCGTCGAGTGGCGCGAACTCAACGCCGCCGACTATGGCGCCGGCACTACTCGCACCCGCCTTTTCATGATGGCGCGCCGGGATGGACAACCGATCGTCTGGCCTGCCGCGACCCATTTCAAGAATCCCGGCAAGGCCCAGCGTCAGCGGCGCGCAGCTGCCGACGGAATCGACTGGACCATCGAGGGCAAGAGCATCTTCAACCGCCCCCGCCCTCTCGCCGACGCCACCATGCGGCGCATCGCCCGCGGCATGAAACGATACGTGCTGGACAGCGCGGATCCGTTCATCGTTCCGATCGCCAACTGGAGCCGGGACGGCTCCCATGCGGCAAGCCAGCCGATCAGCACCATCACGGCAAAGCCCCGAGGCGGCTCGCACGCTGTCGTCGCGCCGGCACTTGTTCCTGCCACCCACCACGGCAGCGACCGAATGCACGATATCCAGGGATCCGCGCCGACGATCACGGCCGCACATCGAGGCGAACTGATGCTGTCGACTCCCGTGCTGATTCAAGCAGGGTATGGAGAGCGCAAGGGCCAGGCCCCGCGATGCCTCGATCTCCAACAGCCGATCGGCGTGGCTACGGCTGGCGGCGTCAAGCATGCCGTAGCCGCAGGCTATCTCGTTCAAGCCGGCCACGGCGAGGGAAAGCCGGGCGCCCGTCGCTGGAGCTACGGCTGCAACGACCCCGCCGATCCGGTTGGCACGCTCACCGCAAGCAACGGCGGATTTTCTGTCGCTACGGGCTTTATGGTCCAGGCCAATGGCGGATTCAACGCGACGCCGGCCCACGACCTGCGACGGCCTGCGTCCACGATCACCAACAGCGGCAGTCAGCAGCAGCTCATCACGGCACACTTGGTCACGAACACCAGCGGGCATCCCGGCCGCGGTGCGGATGACGCGATGCCGACCATCACCACAGGGGGGCATCACGGCGTAGTCGCGGCGCACCTCGCCACCCTCCGGCATCACAGCACCGGCGCGGAACTGGTGGACGCCCTCGGCACGATGGCGGCAGCCGGCCAGCACCATGCTCTGGTCGAATACGACCTCTCACCCGAGCATGAGGCGGGTGCCCTGCAGGTAGCCGCGTTCCTGATGCGCTACTACGGCGAGGGTGGCCAACTGGGAGACCTGCGCGAGCCAGCCAGCACAGTCACGACCAAGGACCGCCTGGCCCTGGTGACGGTCTACATCAAGGGCACGCCCTACGTGGTAGTGGACATTCGCCTGCGAATGCTGACACCGGCCGAGCTTTACAACCTACAGGGCTTCCCGCCGGGCTACATCATCGACCGAGGGCATGATGGCCGCCGGTTCACCAAGACCGAGCAGGTTCACATGGTGGGCAACAGCGTCAGCCCGCCCCCAGCCATCGCCCTGATCACCGCTAATGCACCCCGCGAACTCTTCTTGAGGATGGCCGCATGACCGCCCAGCCCGCCCTCCTGGTTCGCTTGCGCTCGGCCGCGGACTCTGTGCGCCACACCGACCAGTGGGGCGTAGCCGCCGTCATCAGCGAGGCGAGTGACGAAATCAAACGACTTCGCCGCGAACTCGCCGCCGAGAGGCGGCGCCCGAAATGGAATGGAAAGACATGACCAACCAGAACAACGCCGCCCAGGCGCAGCGCGACCGTTACCACATTCTCAAGACCGACCCGGAGGTTTTCCAGGCGGTACTGTCCGGCGCGAAGACGTTCGAAATCCGCTTGAACGACCGAGGCTTTGCCGTTGGCGACGTGCTGGGCTTGCGCGAAACGAAGCACACCGGCGCGGAAATGCGGGCCGGCGCGCCGCTGGAGTACACCGGGCGCGAATGCCAGCGGTTCGTCAGCCATGTGCTGACGGGCTACGGGCTCGCGGATGGCTGGTGCTGCCTGTCGTTCCGTCTCCCTCACGCTGCGGGGGAAAGCACCCCTGTAGCCGATGAGCCGCCCGGCGGTACGCGCTGGCCCGTACTTCGCGCCATGGCCCGGAACTACACGGCAGGAAAGCACACATGGGACGCCTTGGATGCCAACGCGTGTGAGCAAGCGGCAGAAGAGATCCGACATTTGCGTGCGGCCCTGGCAAGCGCCCCTGTAGCCGGGGCGGTGGTGGCGTGGGCTGCCGTTCCCAGCCGTGGTAAGCGGGCTGGCCGAATCTACAGCACCTGCGATACGCGGGAGGAAATCGACGCCTATATCGAGCAGGTCCACCAGAGCAACGACAGTTTGACGTTGTGGGCGCGCCCCCTATCATTCGCCGATACCGCGCCCCAGGCCAGCGCCGAGAACGTGCGCAAGGCGGTCAATACCTGCGGGACGAAGGTCTTCAAGGCACTTGCCGCCATCGCTCGGGCTGATGGGCCTGACACGCGAAAGGAAGATGACCCGGAACTGCTCTATCGGTCCCCGGTCATGGACGAAGTTGTCCGTATCCGTCGGGCATACGACGAACTGGGAAGTGCCCTCAAGCAGCCTCAGGCATCCAATGCCTGCGGCGGCGCTCTGACGGATGACGTGGCGCTGCCGCCGCTACCTGCGGAACTTCGAGACACGGAAACACACTCGCGCGAGTACGCCCGCGCCGCAGTGCTTTTCGACCGCCTGAAGCAGGCCAGAGGAGGAGAAAATCATGTCTAGCATCGCCAACGATCGCACGGCCCACACCCGCAATCCCGCCGACGATGCCCCCTACCCCTTTCTTCCGCCCGGCTGGAGCATCGCCCACAGCGCACGCTGGGGCACCTATCGCGCGGAGGGCCCGCACGAACGCGGCAGCTGGGTATCGATGCGCCAGGCAGCCACTGCGGAAGCCTGGGCGCTCTATGCCACAAAACTGCGCTCCCAGCTGCGGGAACAGGTCGGCGACGGCATCGTCGTCAGCGAAGAAGAGGAAGGCTACGTCCGGCGGGTCAGAGAAGCTGTGATCTTCAACCACGCCCGCGTACCCGGCGGATTCGTTCAAGTGCGTCAATACGACCTGCGCAAAACCATGGAACGGCTTGCCACACTCGAGCGCTCTCTGGCCAGCGCGCCCGATGGGAGCGGCCATGCCTGACGTCCGCGTGTACTTCGCTGGAGCACCAGCGATCTTGACGATTTCTGGCGAATACAAGCCAGGCGATCTGCCCCCGACCGGCTACAGCGCACGTGAAGATTGGTTCTGGGTGCAACGGCGTGCCGGCTTGCGCCAGAAGGAGTGTCCCCGCTGCTGGCGCTGGTGCTTCCCGCAGGAGCTGTTACCCGGCAGGCAGATCTGCAGGAATTGTCTACCCGCCGAGAGCACCGAAACAGGAGGCCGCATATGGTCAGATTCGTGACAATTTCGCGCGCCTCGGCCATTACCGGCTATACAGAGGACGCGATCCGCTCAAAGATTCGAGACGGGATCTGGCGCGAGGACAAAGAGTGGATTCGAGCGCCGGATGAACGCATTCTCATAGACATGGAGGGCTACGAAAAATGGGTAGAGACGGGAGGGGTGTTAAAGCCGCCTCGGAAAGCAGTATCGAAATCACGTTCCAATACAAGGGTCGCCGCTGCCGTGAGCGGATTCCTCTCAAGCCCACGCCCGCTAACCTGAAGCGGGCCGAACAGCACCGTGGCGCCATCCTGCACGCGATCGCCACGGGCGTTTTCGACTATGCCGCGACCTTCCCTGGAAGCCAGCGGGCTAGCCAGTACGCAACCTCGCCAGGCCAGGTGCTTTCTGTCGAAAAGTATTTGGACGATTGGCTGGACGCGCGCAAGCCAACGCTCAAGGCCAGCACCTACCAGGGATACCGCAGCATCGTGGACGGCCTCCTGATCCCCCAATTCGGGGCGGCCATGCTAAGCGAACTCAAGTGGCCGGCCGTCAAGACATGGCTGGCGAAGCTGGGGGGTGATAAGCCTCCTAGCAACAAGCGGCTGACCAATATTCAAAGCTGCCTGCGGTCGGCCCTGGAAGATGCGGTGGAAGACGAGTTGCTGGACGAAAACTGCATGCGAGGGCGGCACTATCGACGCCAGGAACAGCCTGTAGACGAGGAAGATGATGATGTAGACCCCTTCACCCCGGACGAGCAAAAGGCGATTTTGGCAGCACTGCCAGAACAAACACGCAATTATGCTCAGTTCGCGCTGTGGACCGGCCTGAGACCAAGCGAACAAATTGCTCTCAACTGGTCTGACATCGACTTCCGCCGCGGGGTTGCCTTCATTCGAAAAGGAATCACCCGAGCAGCAAGGGGAGTAGCCGAGCTACCAAAGACCAAGGCCGGCCGACGCGAAGTCAAATTGCTTGGACCCGCGATGGCCGCCGTCCAGGCCCAGAAGGCACACACCTGGGTGGGCGCGGAACCGCACGGGGAAGTGTTCCGCAACCCTGGCACGAGCGCGCGCTGGTCGAGCAGCCAAGCTGTACAGAAGATCTGGGTAACGGCTCTGAAACGCGCCACCGTTCGATATCGACGGCCTTACCAAATGCGCCATACATACGCATCGATGATGCTGTCTGCTGGCGAACATCCCATGTGGGTGGCGAAGCAGATGGGCCACAAAGACTGGGCCATGATTATCCGCGTGTACGGAAAATGGATGCCTTCTGCTGACCCAGATGCTGGCGGCAAGGCCGAAGATCTGTTCGGCGAAAAGCTGGCATTAAGTTGTCATTCCGGTGCCAAAACAGCCCCAAAACACCCCAAAAAAATGACAGCATGA